CTTTATCAACATCTATCCACCCATAACCATTAGGGTGTTTTACAAAATACACAGGTTCTTGGTAGTATTCTTTCTCGGTTATAGATTGCATTTCATCTAACCATTCCAACTCAATGCCTTGCGCTGGTTGTTCTAGTGCTTTTTTGCAAGCGTCAATTACTTCTTCATACGCATTTATTATTATGCTTCGTTCACTTGCATGCTCTAACGCTTCAATTGCCATCTTCAATGCTTCGTCTTTATTCATAATTCTTTTCCTTTAATGCTTGTTCAATAATGCGAGCAAATTTATGTCCTGTATAACCACCTTCTGCGCCCATTGCTTTAAAAAAATTATTCCATATTTCATCATCACTTAATCCTTGCCATGATGGTGCGGGGTTACAATCTTTTTCACCTAGTGTACAGACGCCTTTTGGCACTCCATGTTTGCAAAACGCTACAGGTTCTTGTGCTGTCTGTGTTTGTTCCATATAACATTCTTTACAGCATCCATCATCTACACCATGCTTACACGCTTCCTGTTCTAATGCTTCCTCACATGCTTTCAATGCTTCAAAGTCACCATCAGTACCACCATAAGCATCTCCATATCTTTCCAACGCTTCAATCGCCATCTTTAATGCTTCGTCTTTAGTCATCATTTAAGTATTCCTTAAAAGTATTAACATATTTATCTAATGTGATACCAACCAGTCCAGGAGCTGTATTAACCTCAAATACAAATACACGGGAATCACGCTCACGATAGCCCACGTCAACAGCACCAAAATCAAGACCAAGCAAATTAACCGCTTGAATAGATGATGATAGTAGTATCTCAGGAACATCTATATCAGCCCTAGCATATATGTAGCCATTGGAATGATTACGGATGCCAGTATTAGGCCCTCTATAATCAATACGTTTTTTCTTTTGTTGTACATCTATTACCTTTCCTTTGAATACATGAACACGGAATTCGTACTTATGTTTAGTAGCAACTGTATACAATGGGGCATTTACTAACTCATCAGAATTACTTGCTATAATAATACCACTTCCTGAATGTCCTGTTAAATTTGTACGACAATATATATTACTATTATGAATGTTTAGTAACCTATTAGCCATGTCTTTAGTAGTACACCAAGTAGGTAAGTGTTCAAAGTTAGCATTACGTAATGTTTCAAATGTTTTAAGTTTGTTACTAGCAATTGCTATCGCCTCATGTTTGTTTAAATCATGAGAGGCATGTAGTATAGCACTAGGCCTACTGTTACCCCAGTTAATAATAACATCACGTCTACGAGCATCGTAGGTAGGTTTAACACGTAGTACATTAAGCCCATGTGCTAATGCTTTAGCAGACTGAGATCCCATTTTATATGGAAAGACTTTAAAACGCATACTTTGGTCCTTTCTTTTTATTTTCAAAACGTGTACTAAGTTGTTTACTCTTACGTATAATATTAATATACTTAAGATCAGTTGGATTAAGTTCAGAATTAATCTGTATTACTTTGACATAGGATGCATAAACATTCCATCCATGCCCTTCTTTGGCTAGCCCTTCACAGGTATGCCCATCTACATAGTTGTCCCAATCTATATCAATAACCATTACAGATCCTGTAGTCCAAGTATTAACAACGGTACCTTCATACCCTGTTTTAATTTTATCATTATTACCTGTGTATATTACTCTATCTCCAACATTAATATGATTCATAATCCCAACCTCCTTTAGGTTGCCATTGACCTACTGGATCTGGTTCTTCCCAGATATCAATGTCACTGAACTTAATGTTATAAATAAACTCGGCATCATCATTCATAAGGTCAACTGAATAGTCTTTGTTGACTCCTACAATTTCCCAGATAGAATCACGAGCATAAGATTTCTTAAGTGCACGATCAAAGTGTCCCCAACTAAGAGTTACAATCTCACCAACAACCATATGATCTTTCTTTTTATTCCAGTCTTGATTGTTGTAATAGTTACTCCAGCTAGAACCAAACATAGCTGGTGTATCTGGTTTAGCTACAACAGGTGCAGGCTTTTTGTAACCTGCATTTGAGTACCATACACCTTCATCCCAGTAACCTTTATCTTCGTTGAAAATCTTAGTATTGCCTGTATTATCCATGAAAATTAACTTACTATAACCAATACGAGACTCAATAAGTTTCTTAACTGGATCCTCAAACAGACCTAAGTTACCCCATTTGTTGACGAATGGTTGGATTACATCCTCATTGAACAACCAAGTATCTGATTTATTATTATCAGTATAGCCACTGATGACACCATTATGAACAAATGCGAACTTATCATTAACCAAATAAGGGTGACAATTATCTTTATTGATCTGACCATGAGTTTTAATCCTAAAATGAATTACACATTCTTTAGTACGATCACGACGATACGATTGCCAGAACTCAGAGAAAGAAAAGAAACCTTTCTTAACATAGAGTTTGTCATTCTTATGGAACATATAACCAGCACCGTCAGGATTAGTATCATAACAACGTTCAAGTGTTTCACGGTCAATCTCTTTACCTTCTGGTTTATAAATAGCAATACACATTATGCGAATCCTTTCAAGTGATTTGATAACTCTGGATAGTCTTTGCGATGTGACTGCATCCAGTTAATAAATGATGAGTAGTGTGTTAGATGTTTGAGACTTGTGTTTAGTTGAGCAGGTTGACAATAGTCAGTCAATGCTTGACAGAACTCAAGACGAGATGCAAACTGTTCCCAGTTACTTGGAGTACTAAAGATACGGAACTCGATAGTCTCAGGTGGTGACAGATTTAATGCATTGTATCTAGCAGTACTATTGTTTCTATTGACCAATGGATAACTAATAGTTCGACTTGAATCTTGACGAGCATAGTTATTGTCAATACGACCAGCAATGTATGCAACAAAATCTTTGTTGTCTAATCTGTTAATGAACTCAGTCATCTTACCAATTGTAAATAGATTCAATGGCTTACGACTGACATGTACATGCATACCTGTGTTGGATGCAGCAAATAATTCACCAGGAAGATTGTCATAGAACTTTTTGAACTCTTCCATGTGGATTTCTAATGTTGCAGGACATGTAACAATCTCAAAGCCATTTTGAATTGATCCATCTGATTTCATAATGGCATGACCAGCTAATTGTTTACCAACTTTAACACGAGCTTTATCTTTGTCAGTTGTTTCATACTCTAGCTCGATACCTAAGTACAACGTACTAGGTTTTACATTCTTAGCTTTAAATCTGAGTAATGATGGAACTTTAGTTGAGTAGCTGTGAATCTTGTAACGAAGTTGTAAACAGTTCCAACAAACACCGTCATCAAAGCCCTCAGCTGGTGCCTCATTGTTACATTCTGGACAGTGTTGCATTATTAATGAGTCACGATTGTAAGCACGACCACGATACATGATTTGTGATTCATGTAGCAAGCAAAATCCATGACCTTCTAAACGTTCTTCACGATATCCAAAGTCTGTTGGATTTAAATTGTATAAATAACTTTCATAGTTACCACCAAAGTTAGAAGTAGCTTCTAGTTTACGTAAAATAATTTCATTGGATAGAAAACAAACTCGTAGGTCTATAATACCAAAGTTAGTTTTTAGATAGTTAATTACATCTGTGTTATTGAACGTAGGATTAAGACGTTTAGTTTCTTCAATGACAGTGTCAAGTAATTGTTTTGTAAACATACTTGAGTATAGTTGTCTAGAACGAATACGTCTAGCTACTTCTTTGTAAATACCTTTACGTAACTTACCATTTAGTAAGCGTAATGTTGGAGGATTACACATGTAATACAAAGCATCAAGGAAGGCTCCATTAGCATCCCATCCATCACGGGTTACTAGACCAGCCCATTTAGCTAGGTGCATGCCTTGATCTACTTGTTTGCCAGTACGTTTACTGAATGAACTAATTATTAGCCATTCTCTATTACGTATAACAAGTCCATTTGTTTCTGCTTCTGTTTGAACTCTTGGTGTTGCTACTTCTAGGGATATGACAGTATACTCACGACCATCCCAGTTAGTACGGGTTCCTTCTTTGAATCTGAAGTCAGGGTGGAGATTTGGTATATTAAAATCTAACTCCATTAACTTTTTAAGGTTAAACGGTTTCATATTAAAGTCCTCTTTAATTTAAGAATAAAACGCTTTCTATTGATGCAAATATAATACTTAAAATTACTACAAATGTAATTACTCCGATAGATACCTCCTTTAGTAATGGTTGTTGATCATCCCAATACCCCAGTTTGAATGGGTCTTGGCGTAAGTAATAATAATGCTTTGGATCATATTGATTCATTTTGTATGTTCCCAGAATCTTAACATATCTGATGCATTAATTGGTTTAGATTGTTCGTTCATAATGAATCCCTTCGTATTTACAAGTACCTAGTTGACTATCACGTTCAATAGAACAAGGCACATATTTAATAAGCCCATACACAGGCTCTACATAATCTTTACGCATACATTGTGGTTGACATCCATTTAAATGTATGAAATGTTTACAATTCTTACATAGATTTACTTGCATTTACAGTCCCTTTTGCACGTAATGCAGCAGTTTTAGAGATAAGATAATGACGACTGATTGTAGAACTATACTTAGGCAGACGACTATAGATTTTATAGTATGCAGCACAGTAAGCTTCCCATAATGATTCAGTAGACATATCGCCTAATAAAATGTGTTTACGATTAAACATAACTTGAACGCCCCATTTTGATGATAGTAGTTAGCCCCGCTAGAAGCCATATTGTTGAATTGACAGTTGACGCTTAACTTCGTCAAGAGTATGAATATTAATACATTCAGTTGGAACTTCATCGACATGACGATAGCCTTCTTCGAACATGAAGTCTGTTAGTTCATCTACAATAAGAACTTGATTTGAATATTTGTTAATTACACGATAATACATAATATTAGTCTTTAAGTTGTGGATCGAAATGTAACATGGAAGTCCAAAAAGCAGCAAATAGTAACATTGCTATAACTTGTAAAGTATCATTGTTTAAAGCAGCATTGATTGCAATTAAGAAATGAAATACAGCCATAAGAATGTAAAGAATAATACCGAAGTTTTTTGAATCAATCATGATAAGTACCTTATAAAAAAATCCCCCAATTAAGGGGGATATCAATTATTATGAAGATGATGAAACTTACTCAGCAGTTACTTTACCTGCATCTGCTGAGTTACTTGCACGTGATAGATCACCACTTGGAAGTGAGGCGTTGTCTAGTGAAGCATCTGTTGTGTTTTCACGTTTAGCTAAGTAAGCTTTGTTCTTGTCACGAAGATCTGATAACTCATCGACGATGTCAACTAACTCTTTAGCGAAAGGTGATTTGTAACGACGCATTACTGATTCTACTTCTTGTAATGATTGTAAAGCTAGGTAAAGACGTAAGCCTGAGTTAGCTTCTTTCATAAGTTCGTTATAGGTTGTAAAGTTAAATGAATTTGTAGCCATGATAATACTCCTAATTAAGGTTTAAAATTAAGCAGCTCGTGCTGCGAGGAACCAAGAGGCCCGACATCAAGACAAGGTTGTCAAGGAGATAGAGCTTACCAAGCGTTAGCCGAGCCAGTCGACGGGTTATCAGACTGGGAGGCGTTACGTTGGTTAGCGATTAGCCCTTGCAACGTTGGCTGTCGGGACTACGGTCCGCAAGCAATAAGCACAGCTGCGTATTTAATCCGATATAGGTGAGTTATGATGGCTATAAAGAAACATTATTGTATTAAATTATGTGTGAAAGATGTGAGGATTACGGACTGGATAGTGTGGATATTTGATATGATAATTGTGTGGATAATTATTCTGTAAGTGATTGATGAATATGATTGGTGATTAGAACCCTATACAATTACCTATGTGGATAGTAATAAGTGTTGTATAAATGATACAGTATTGTGGATAGTGTTGTATATAAACAACAGCTACTCTACGGATAGGTATAAGATACTACATGTTGTGGTATGTATGATATGTAATACACTATAGGTTGTATGTATGATATGTAAGACAAGTGTTAGAACAGATAGGGGACATAGTCTATCAATAAGTCAGATTAGTCTATTCGTTATCCTCAACCCTATAGGGGGGGAGCAATAATCAAATTAAAATTATAGGTGTCTAGCACTAAACTACGTTTTTATAAAAATTCTCAATAGGGCCTAGTCAGGATGATTTCGAACACTGGGATATACTCTGATATCAATTTTATAAAATAATTAGTTTTAGATAGGTTTATGTTAGTTTTAGAACTATAATTGTCGTCCTCGGATACCCCGATCTCGGACTCACTGTTAAGGAGGATATTGTTAGGAATAAATAACACTTGACATTTTAATTAAAGTATGTTAAAATCTAATTAATTATTAATAATAATATTAATATAATAATAATAATATATATTATAATATATAATAATAAATATAATATTATAATAATATATAATAATATAATATATATTAATATAAATAATATTAGACAACTAAAGTTGTTAAAAGTTCGTTATAAAATAAAATTAAATATTCCTTACCTAAAAATATTAACCTAACCCGAGTTGTTTCAACTTGCTGTAAATAGTACTTGACAAACCTAACCTTTTCGTGTATAATAATAGACATAGAGTGAAGGTTTATGTAAATGATACGAGATGAACTACCTAAAGATACTGACGAGAGTAAACTCTCTGGCTATAAGCTAGATGATCATGAGATCATTTTAGGTAAAAAACGAGGTCCTGGTTTTAAGTTCTCTAACCCTAACTACTACAACCTTGAACAAAAGACTGATGCTTGTGCTTTGTACTGTGTGTATGGAGATATAGAACAAGTATCCGAAATGACTGGAATCCCTGCTAAGTTTATTCGTGATTGGAAAGAAGAACCTTGGTGGAAAGAGATTCAAAAGAAAGTTTTTGTAGAACAGAATGAAAAACTAGCAGGTCGTATTAGTGGAGTTCTTGACAAGTCTCTTGAACACTTAGTAGACAGGTTAGACAATGGTGATTACCTTTGGGATGTACGTAAATCAAAACTAGTTCGAAAACCAGTTGATACCAAAGTCCTTGCAACAGTCTTTAACAGTTTAATAACTCGAAGACAATTAATACGTGGTGAACCAACAAGTATTACTTCTCAACTAGGAGTTGATGACAGACTCAAAATGCTTGCTGATCAGTTTGAAAAGTTTGCAGTAGCTAAAGAAATTGTACAATCCCCTCCTCAAATTATTGATATAGAAAGTGAACAAGATGGCAACGAAGAAACCAGCAATGGCGAAGATGTTTAAAGGCAAAGAAACTAAAGCTGAAGAAACTAAAGAAGCCAAGGCTGTTAAGTCTGGTAAAATCTCTGTAGCTCAATATGCTAAGGGTGAAGCTTCTGAAGGTAAGGGCGAAGGCAAAGGTGCTGTGGCTAAAGGTAAAGCTCTTAAGTCTGGTAAGCTATCTGTTAAAGATTATGCTAGTCCTGCTAAGAAAATGAAGAAGTAATGGCTAAAGGTTTATATGCAAATATTAATGCTAGGAAGAAACAAGGTACTAACAGACCTAAAAGTAAATCTACAATTACTTCTAAGGCCTATGCAAATATGGAAAAAGGCTTTCCTAAGAAGGGTAAGAAATAATGGCAACTAAAAAAAAGGGCGTAAGCCTTGCAGTAGGTCGTGGTGAGAAACTTTCAACTAAAGCTGGTGCTGGTTTAACAGCTAAAGGCCGTGCTAAGTACAATGCAGCTACTGGTTCTCATTTAAAAGCACCACAACCTGAAGGTGGTCCACGTAAAAAGTCTTTCTGTGCTCGTATGTCTGGTATGCCAGGCCCTATGAAAGATGAAAAAGGTCGTCCTACACGCAAAGCTGCCTCTCTTAAACGTTGGAAATGCTAAGAATGCCATCAAGTCCTAACTATAAACGTGATTACAAAGCTGAATATGAAGACCATCATTCCTCTACCAAAGCAAAAAAAGAGAGAGCTGCCAGGAATAAAGCAGCCCGTGCTAAAGGTGAGGCAGGTAAAGATGTAGATCACAAAAAACCTCTACGTTCTGGTGGTTCTACCTCCCTAAGTAACACAAGGGTCCGTGCAGTATCAGCAAATCGTTCAGATAATGGACATAAACCTGGCGAAAAACAGAAAAAACGTAAGTAAGAGTTTACCCAGCTGGTAGGTCGTCAGCTTGGGTCTTGGTTAGGGCTAGGATGGCCGTCCGAAAAGAGAGATCCTCCTCTCCTGCCCTATTAGTTTTTCAGAAAGTAGTAGATGAAATTAACGTCTGACATGGTATTAGGATTTTCTGGCTCCTGTCTAGCTAAAGAATATGATGGTACAACACCAACACCTAAGTGTCATCAAGAGTGGTGGGACTTATGTTGTAGTGATGATTCTTTAGTTGCTATAGCCGCTCCTCGTGGGCATGGCAAGTCGACTGCAATCACTCATGCTTATACATTAGCTGCAGTTCTCTTTAGAGAAAGAAAGTTTGTAGTATTAGTTTCAGATACAGAGTCACAAGCACAGAACTTCTTGAATGATATCAAGAGAGAACTGATGAATAATGATGACTTGATTGATTTGTTTGGTGTTAAAGGTTTTATTAAAGATTCACAAACCGATATTATTGTCGAGTTTGAAGATGGTGAACAGTTTCGTATTATAGTCCGTGGTGCAGAGCAACGTGTCCGTGGTCTTAAGTGGAACTCTAAACGTCCTGATCTAATTGTATGTGATGACCTTGAGGGTGATGAACAGGTACAATCAAAAGATCGACGTGAAAAGCTACACAAATGGTTTTATGCTGCATTATTACCTTGCCGTTCTAAAGAAGGTATTGTACGTGTTGTAGGTACTGTAATGCATTTGGATAGTTTACTTAATAAATTAATGCCACCAGACTATGATGGTGATTACATTAAAGTAGAACCTTTAAAAACATATTCAACACGTAAACGTGTAGAGTGGAGATCAGTTCGATATAGAGCTCACTCAGAAGACTTTGCTAATATTCTTTGGGATACTAGGTATACTGCAGAAGATTATAGGGTTAAAAAAGAATCCTACCTTAAGCAAGGTATCCCAGAAGTTTATTCACAAGAGTTTTTAAACTACCCAGTTGATGAGGGTACTGCTTATTTTAAGCGTCCTGACTTTATTGAGATACCTAGGTACACACTTGAAGCTATTAGACATAAAGAAAAGAAACTTACTTACTACGCTGCTGTGGACTTTGCAATCAGTACCAGAGAACGTAGTGATTATACTGTCATTGCTATTGGTGGTATTGACTCAGATGGCATAATGAATATTATTGACATTCGTAGAGGTCGTTGGGATGCTCTTGAGATTGTTGATGAGATGTTTGCAGTACAAAAGAAATATGATCCTCATTACTTTGTAACTGAAAAAGGTGCCATTGAAAAAGCTATTGGTGCTATTTTACGTAGAGAACAAATTAGTAGAAGTACTTATATGAGTCTTTTACCTATGACTCCTACAAAAGATAAGCAGTCTCGAGCAAGAAGCTTTCAAGCTCGTTTTAGAGCTGGTGGTGTTAAGTTTGATAAGAGTGCTCCGTGGTATAATGAACTAGAAGAAGAAATGGTTCGTTTCCCTAAAGCTAGGCATGATGACCAAGTAGATGCTTTAAGTTGGTTAGGTTTGGTAGTAGATCAAGTGCAAGAAGCTAGTACTCCTGAAGAGGATGAAGAACTAGAGTATCAGAAGTCTATGTCACAACAACAAAATGATGGTCGATCTGCAATTACAGGATATTAATAAATGCAACTAGATGTAAAATTAAATTTAAATAAAATGCTGGTAGCTTCTAATATTGCTGATATGTTAGATGAACAGTGTCTTACAACTATTGGCTCTCATGTAGTCAATGAGTTTGAATTAGATAAAGAATCTAGAAGTACTTGGGAAAAACGAGTAGAGTCAGCTATGATGCTAGCTTTACAAGTTGCAGAAACAAAATCTTTCCCTTGGCAAGGCGCTTCTAATATTAAGTTTCCCTTAGTAACTATTGCCGCTTTACAGTTCCATAGTCGTGCATATCCAGCATTAATTCCTAGTTCAGATTTAGTTAAGATGAATATGGATTATGCTGATGATACTCCACCAGAACAGTTTGAATCTAACAAACGTGTTGAAAAACATATGTCTTTCCAGCTTCTTAAAGAAGATGAAAACTGGGAAGCAGAGATGGATAAGGTTCTTATTTCAGTACCTATTGTAGGTTGTGCTTTTAAGAAAACATATTGGGACTTTAATGAGAATCATCCAGTATCTGAGAATGTTTTAGCTAAAGACTTTGTAGTTTCCTATTGGACTAAAAATCTTAAAGATTGTCCTCGTCAGTCTCATGTAATCTATTTGAATTCTAATGATGTAATCTCACGTCAACGTCGTGGTATTTGGTGTGACTTTGATCTTAATCCAGCACAACAACTTCCTCAAGATGGTCTAACTATTGCAAGTAATAAAGCTCAGGGTGTAGAACAACCTCAGCAAGATCCATCAACTCCTTATGAGTTTATTGAACAGCATCGTTGGGAAGACTTAGATGGTGATGGTTTTAAAGAGCCATACATTGTAACAGTACATAGAAGTACTGGTAAAGTTGTTCGTATTGTAGCTAACTACTTTGAGTCTTCAATTAAACGAAACTCTAAAAATCAAATTATTAGTATTAAACCTGAGAGTTACTTTACTAAGTACTCATTCATTCCTTCACCAGACGGTGGTTTTTATGACATTGGTTTTGGTATTCTATTAGGACCTCTAAATGAATCTATCAATACTATTATTAACCAACTTGTGGATGCTGGTACTATGGCAAACACTGCGGGTGGTTTCCTTAGCCGAGGTATCAAAATCCGTGGTGGTAACTACAACTTTGCACCGTTAGAGTGGAAGCATGTAGATTCTACTGGTGAAGATCTAGCTAAAGGTATTTACCCATTACCAGTTCGTGAACCTAGTCAAGTACTATTTACATTATTAACTACCTTAGTTAACTATGGTGAACGTATTGTAGGCTCTACAGATATTATGGTAGGTGAAAATGTAGGTCAAAATACACCAGCTACTACAGCTACAAATATGATTGACCAGGGTATGAAGGTTTTTGCTGGTATTTTTAAACGTACATACCGAGCATTAAATGATGAACTTAAAAAAGTATATCGTTTAAATCAGTTATATTTACCAGATTCATATAAGTTTTCTACAGGTGTAGTTCAATCATCTGACTATCAACAATCTGCTGATATGTTACGCCCTGCAGCAGACCCACATGTAGTTTCTGATACACAACGAATTCAGCAAGCCCAAGCTTTAGTACAAGCTTCAAGCACTGCTCCAGGATTTGATCAATACCAAGTAATGAAACGTTATTTAGAAGCGTTGAAAGTACCTAATATTGATCAAGTATTGCCTAATCCGAAAGGTCCTAATGCTATCCAGCAAGGTCCAGATATTAAAATTCAGATTGAGCAAATGAAGTCGCAAGAACGTCAATTGTCATTACAAGTTAAGATGAAACTTGGTATTATGAAGTTGACACAAGAGGCAGAACTAAATAGAGCGAAGATAATGCAACTACAAGCAGATGCAATTAAACTGCTTGAAGAAGCAGGTGGAGAAAAAGAGTACCAAAAAATTGCACTACTTAATGCAAAGATTGGTGCTGCTAAAGCACACGAAGATAGTGTCTTACGTTCTATTGAGCTAATGCAAAAAGCAACGAGTGAACTAGGAGATGTAGAGTATGGTGCTGACGCAACAAGAGTACTTGGATTGGGTGGAACATCCAGCGACCAAGGCCCTCAAGAAAGCCCTCAACAAGGATAGAGAATATCTTAAAGAGATGTGGTGTAGGGGTAACCTTACAAATGAAGAAGAAGTAAAAGGTAGATGTAATGCAATATACGGAATCCTAAATATTACATATGAGGATTTAGTAGAAGGAGCTAAAGATGGAGAATAAGAGTGGGATTCACCCTAAAGGGCACCGAGTTCTTATCTATCCAGAGCCTGTAGAAACAACAACAGCAAGTGGTATTGTAGTTACAACAGGTAATAATATAGAGAGAGAACGACTTGCTCAGTTACGTGGAACAGTAGTAGAAGTTGGTAGTACAGCTTGGCATGATCAACCCGAAGCATGGGTTAAACCTGGTGACAAAGTTATCTTTGGTAAATACTCAGGTTTAATTTATACAGGGGATGATGATAAAGAGTATCGTATTATTAATGATCTAGATATTGTAGCAACAGTAAGTTAATTAAGGAAAAAGTATGTCAGAAGAAAATCAAGAAGTAAGTCAACAAGAACAACAAGCAGCTCCAGAAGTTAATGAAGCTGTAGCAAAAGAAGCTCGAATGTTTGGTTGGGTTCCTCGTGAGGAATTCCGTGGATCAGATGATGAGTGGGTAGATGCTGATGTTTTTGTAAAACGTGGTAAGGAAATTAATCCTATTCTCCGTAAGAACAATGAAACTCTTATGAAGAAACTGGATGAAAAATCCAAAGAAATTGACAGCATTAAAGCTTCTGTTGAGGAATTTAAAAAGTTCCAAAAAGAATCTTATGAGCGTAAGCAAGTAGAACTTCAAGTTCAAATTGCAGAATTAAAGACTCGTAAAAAAGAAGCTATTGCAGAGGGTAATGGTGATTTGGTTGTTGACATTGACGATCAGATTGATGAAATTAAAGAAGCACAACGTGAAGCTAAAGAAGAGGCTAAGAAAAAGCCCGAAGTTGAACAACCAAAAGCAGCAGATATTCCTGATGATCCATCACTTCAAGCCTGGTTAGGTAAGAATCAATGGTTTGGTCAAGACTCTGATATGACTGATGTTGCTAATGGTTTAGGTGCATCTGTAAGACGTCAATTCCCTCACCTATCTGGTCAAGCATTTCTTGACAAATTAGATGAAAAAATCGTAGAGTATTTTCCACATAAAGTTTTAGGTAATAAAGCACGAGGTAGTGCTGTAGACTCAAGTGGTGATGTACGAGGTGGTAGTAGCAGTGGTAAAAAGTCTTATGATAATTTACCAGCAGATGCTAAAGCTGCATGTGACCGTTTTATTAAAAATGGTTGGATTAAATCTAAACAAGAATATGTCGAATCATACGACTGGAACTAAGGAGAGCAATTATGGCACGAGCACTTACAATTGATGAGAAAAAAGAACGAGCACTTACACGAGTATCAGGTGAACGCACTACATCAGAAAGACAACGTAATGTATTTAATGGTACTAAAGCTAAGTTAACCGTAAGCAGACAAATCCCTGGATATCACTTGCACATCTTTAATGATGAGCCAGGTCGTATTCAGACCGCACTTTCTGGAGGTTGGGAATTTGTAACTCCAGATGAGGTGGGCGGTGTTGGAGAGAGAGTAACGTCAGTTAATACTGATTTAGGAGATAAAGTTAGGTACCTAGTAGGTGCCGATGAGAAAGGTGATGGCTTCTACGCTTACTTGCTAAAGATCAAGCAAGAATGGTTTGATGAAGACCAAGCCGCAATGCAAGAACGTAATGACTTGGTAGATGATGCAATTCGTGGTGGTGTAAATGTTAAGGACGGTACTAGTACTGAAGGTTTCTATACACCTCGTGAAGGCATTAAATACCAAACTCGATAATCTTAAAGGAGTTTTTAAATGGCTAATGCTAATACCCCTCGTGGACTAAGCCCAGTTAAAACTATTACTGGTGCTCCGTTCAATGAACAAGGCCGCCTTTATGCTATTGCTTCAGATGCTTCTAACACATACGCTATTGGCGATGTAGTTAAAGTAGCTGGTGGCAGTGATGTAAATGGTATTGCCTATGCAACAAAAGCAGCTTCTACAGATACACCAGTTGGTGTTATTGTAGGTTTCCGTGTTTCAGATCCAGGTGTATCTCTACAAGGTACAACTTTGGCTCTTAATACACTTTATTTGCCACTAAACGCAGGTTTACGCTACGCATTTGTAGTTGATGATCCTAACGTTATTTTCCAAGTTGAAGGTGATGCTACTGGCGTTGCTGCAGCTGATGTATTTAAAAATGCTGGTTTAACAATTACAGCTAACCAAACAACTCTTGGTCAGGCTCAACCATTGTCAAATACAGTTATTGACGCTACATCAATTAAAGCTATTGGTACTTCTGGTTCATTGGCATTGCCATTGCAAATCATTGGTCTAGAGCAAATTGAAAATAATGCTGCTGGTGCTTATGCTAATGTATTGGTGAAATGGAATAAACATCAGTACCTTAACCCAGTTGGCACTGCTTAATTAAAAGGAGAATAAAATGGCTGGTATTATTACTACTGCTTCACATCCAAAGGCTCTTTGGCCTGGGATTAAAGCTTGGTGGGGTCAAGTTTACGACGAACATCCAGAAGAATATTCTAAATTGTTTGATAGTGATACTTCATCTCAAAACTATGAAGAAGACGTACAACTAACAGGTTTTGGTCTTGCTCCACGCAAGTCTGAAGGTTCTGGTGTTCAGTATGATTCTGAAATTCAAGGCTTCACAACTCGTTACACACACGTAGCTTATGCTTTAGGTTACATTGTAACAAAAGAAGAATTGGATGACAACTTGTACGAACAAGTTTCACGTCGTCGTGCAGCAGCACTTGCTATGTCTTTCCGTCAAACGAAAGAAAACGTAGCAGCTAACGTGTATAACCGTGGCTTTAATGGCACATATACAGGTGGTGATGGTGTTGCTTTATGTTCTACAGCACATCCTAACGTATCTGGTGGTACATTTGCAAACAAACCTTTAGTTGATGCTGACTTGTCAGAAGCTTCTTTAGAAGATGCAATGATTGCCGTTATGGGTTTCCAAAATGACCGTGGTCTTTTGATCAATGTTATGCCGAAATCTTTGGTTGTTGCTCGTCAAAACTGGTACAACGCTAACCGTATCTTGAAGTCTGTTTATACACCTTCATCTGCAAACAACGCTGTAAACGTTTTAGTGGCTACAAATGCATTGCCAGAAGGCATTGTAATGAACCACTACTTGACATCACCAAATGCATGGTTCTTGCGTACTAACATTCAAAACGGTATGAAGTACTATAGCCGTGTTGGTATTCAGTTTGACCAAGACAATGACTTTGATACCATGAATGCGAAAGCAAAAGGTTACGAACGTTATTCATTCGGTTGGACAGATCCACGTGCAATTTACGGTGTTAACGGTCCTTAAAAAAGACTTGACAAGACACTAGAAATAGTGTATAATAGTAAGGTAGGCTGAGAGTTTAAAAAGCTTTTATAAGTCCTGCCTTTCTTTATTTATAAAAGGAAAGAAAATGTCATACGCACTTCAAGAAAAAAAGGGCAAACGTCCTCCAGTTAAACCAATTAAACAACCAAAATAATTTATATCTTTTGACGATCTTAACGGATCGTTGACTTATATCAACGTCAAAGGAAAAAACAATGAGTTCTCCATCACGCTTCTTATCAGGTGTTGCAACAGTAGATACACAATATCCACTAGGTCAATATCCATTTCCAGATCCATTTCACACAAGTGGTTCTTCAACTTTACATTCTACAACATATTCAAACGACTTCTTTACAGTAGGTTCAACAACACTTGATTGGACTATTACTGGTACATCATCTACTTTTGGTATTACAGATGGTTTAGGTGGTGTAGCTCTTGTAACACCAGGTGGTGCTTCTACAGTTACTACAGTTGCTGGTGCACATAATGGTTTTCAATTTATTTCAGGTAACAAATTTTGGTACCTATGTCGTATTAAACCAAATGCTGTATCAGGCACTAAAGCTTTCTTGTTTGGTCTTCAAACAGGTACGTCAGCAGCTTCAACAGATGGTCTTTGGTTTGTTAAACCAGCTTCATCTACTTCTATTAATTTAGTTAGCCGTGTAAATTCTACTTCAACAACATTAGTAACAGGTTTAGAAACTGCTGTTGCTGGTGAATGGATTGATGTTGCTTTTTACTTTGATGGTTCTGATATCTTAGTTTATAATGAAGATGCTTTAGTAGCTCGAGTATCAGCTCCTACAATTGGTTCAACAGGCACAACACTTACAAATGCTTTATTAACTCCAGTATTTCAAACTACACCTACAGCAACTACAGATACATTGTCAATTGACTACGTATTAGCTGCTGGTGAAATCTTACGTTAATAGGGGATTACTATGGCTAATGTAACCTCAATTCAAATTTTAGAAGATGGTGATCGTAATGTGATTGCTAAACTAACAGGTAAACTAGATACATCTAATGTGTCTTTAGCTACTTTGTTAGATCCAGCAACACTAGCCTCAGTAAATGCCTCTGGTTTAAATTCACAAAAAGCTAGTACTTTAGCTATTGAAACTGTCACTTTTGACATTGAAGATGGACTAGTAGTTAACTTTTATTGGGATGCTGACGTTGACGTGCCTATTTGGTATTTCTCAGGTCGTGATAAAATGAATACTGAATTTACAGGTTTCTTGCAAAACAATGCAGGAGCTGGTAAAACAGGTAAAATTTTATATGATACTAGTGGGTACTCAACAGGTACTAAATCATTTTCATTAATTATCCAATGTATTAAACAATGGACGTAAATTCAAAAGTAAAAGAGTTAGTATTGTCTGCCCAAATTACCAGGGCAGATGGTACTATTGAAGACTTGGGTGCTATTAATTACTGGCATTCAAGTTTTATTAAAAGATTATTATGGAGTATTAAACAATGGCTACGTTAATGGTAAACGGAGGTAAAGCAATTGTTACCAACCGTATTAAAGGTTCTGGTACTGAGCCTAACTATGTAGGTTGGGGTACAGGTGCTGGTACTACTGGTGCCACTGACACTACCCTATTTACAGAAACAGGTACTCGTACTGCAGGTACATCTACACAACAAACAACTACAACTACTAATGACACTTATCAAGTAGTAGGTACTTTGACAGCTCCTTCTGGACTAACTATTACTAATGCAGGTTTATTTGATGCATCTACATCAGGTAACTTGTTTATTAAAGGTGACTTCACAGGTATTGTTTTAAATACAGGTGACTCTATTCAATTCACTATCAAGGCACAATTTAGCTAATGGCACTAATAGTTAAAGACAGGGTTAAGGAAACCACTACCACTACAGGTACTGGTACAGTTACGCTCGCTGGTGCTTCTACAGGATTTCGTTCATTCGCTGACATTGGTACTGGTAACACTACCTACTACACAATTGCAGGTGGTACTGAGTGGGAAGTAGGTCTTGGCACTTACACAGCATCTGGAACGACACTATCTCGTGATACTGTGCTGTCTAATAGTTTAGGAACGACTGCTTTAATTTCATTCTCTGCTGGTGTTAAAGACGTATTTTGTACATACCCATCAGAAAAAGCCATATTAGGTGATACAAGTGCAGTAGGTTCTACAGGTACAGGGAATGTTGTATTAGATACTAATTCATCATTCACAACAGATATTGAAGTTAGACCATTTACATCAAAATTTATAGGTATTGGTGGGGGCAATGAAATATCTAATACTGTATTTGGGGCATACGCTTTAGCAAACAATAATTTTGGCACTAACAATATTGCTATTGGAGATAACGCATTAAATCAATCTTTATTTGGCAGTGGAAGTATTGCAATTGGCACTAATGCAGGAAGCACAATAACATCTGGTGAAAATAATATATATATTGGAGATAGTGTTTCGGCTTTTAATTCATCAGCAATAAATGAAATTGTTATTGGATTTGGTGCAATTGGTATTGGCAGTAATAAAACTGTCATTGGAAATTCATCTACAGTAGAAACAAACTTAAAAGGCACTACAACAGTTGTTGGATTAACCGCTTCAGGCTCACTACAATTAACAGGTGATGCAACAGCCAATCAAAACATTGCTACAAACCAAACCACGGGCTCACTAACAATTGGTGGCACAGGGGCGGCTACAGGAACACTTAATATTGGATTGTCAACTGCTTCGCATACTGTAAACATTGCAAATGGAACATTAACAACACTTCGTGTTAGAACAATTAATATTGGCGTTGCTGGCGGAAACAATACACTTACAAACACAACAATTGGCACAATTGGTGTTCAAGGTAGTGCAAGAAGTGTCACTTTAATAAATGGCACAATAAGACAGCAAACATTTACAGTTGCAACATTGCCTACAGGGGTTGCTGGTGCAAGAAGTTTTGTGACAGATGCTTTAGCACCTACATTTGGCGCAACTGTCGTTACTGGTGGGTCAGTAGGTGTTCCTGTATATCACGATGGCACTTCATGGAAGGTGGGCTAAATGGCACTATTAAAATCAGTAAACACAGCATTTGGAATTGATGCAACTTATTGGAACATCTATTCCATTAGCGAAGACTTCAAAAATAAATCACTTGAAGTGGTTATTAACGGCTATGTAAGTAAAGAAGTGCGAGATGAGAATCTTAATCCTGTTGCATGGAACAACCTAACATTTGCTGGCGATGATTATATTCAAGATGCTACACGCAAAGCAGTTTACAAGAGACTAAAGACAACCGAGTTTGCTGACGCTACGGACGTATAATGTTTGGATTTAATTCTTTTGCTTCTCATTCTTTTGCAGATGTTAAAGAAGGTACACTATATACTAAAGTTTTAAATGTAGTATCTAGTACATCAGCTTTGTTTGTAAGACAAATAGGACGCATTTTAAACTACCTACAAGCGATTAATATTAATATGGTAAGGGCATTGGTTAGGGTAAAGCTTTTAAATGCCTCTATTACTTCTGTAGTTTCTTTTAATAAACAAATTAAAAAGACGCTTACTTATTTAGTAAATACTTTAAGTTCTTTTGTTAGACTTTTATATAAAACAATAAGTACTAATACTATTGTAAGTTTATTTATACAAAGAGCTAGGTTAGTTGTATTAACTGTTATTAGTCTTATTCCTGTAGGTGGTTTAAATAGTTCTGCACTTAATAGTGCTGCTGTTAATTCTACAGTAATCTTTAGACGAATAGGTGTACTTGCAATTAACTATATGTCTAAGAAAGTTATTAAAACTTTACCTAGTGTTTTAGTTAATATTACTCCATTTTTTATAACACAACGTAGCAGATTTATGGTAGCTACTATTAATACTTCTGCTACATTTGTTAGATGCATTAATAAAATAATGAAAGTTTTAACAAATATTATAATCACTTTTATACCTAGTTTACTATCGTTTAGAATTTTTAATAATGAACGTTTATACTATATAGCTCAAAAAATTACAACTACTACTACAACTAAAATTAGAACTGTGTTTTATACACTAACACATTTAGGAAAATAATGAGTGCTTTTTCATATAAGTTGACTACAGAAAATGAACAGTTTACATTTGACTTTTCTAATGTACTAGGTTCAGGGGAAACTATTAGTTCTGCTACAGTGTCTATTACTGTTAAAGAGGGTACAGATTCTAACCCTAGTGCAATGCTTTTAGGTTTACCTTTAATTAGTGGTGCAAGAGTAGCTCAACGTATTTATGGGGGACTAGATCAAGTAACCTATAGGGTAGCTATTACTGCAACAACATCTTTAACTAACGTATATACTTATGTAGCTGACTTACCTGTGTTATCTGTAGCGAGTTTATAATGAGTTACATTCCAAAATATAGTAGTGGTGACTGGATAACTATTTGTGATGTTTGTGGTCGTAAGTTTAAAGCATCTTTATTACAACAACGTTGGGATGGTTTAATGTGTTGTAGCAAAGACTGGGAAATAAGACAACCACAAGATTTTGTACGAGGAGTAGCTGATACTCAAATAGCTCCTTGGTTAAGATCAGAACCTTCAAATTCTTTTGTACCAGTTACAAGTACTGTAACAGTAGACCCAGTACCTCCAGGTACTTTTAATGAGAATACTTTATAATGCCAAGTTTATTTACTAATAATGCTTTAACAACAATTCAAACTAGTATTACAGATGTTTCTACGTTTGTTACTGTTAATGATGCTTCAGCATTTCCATTAAGTGTTGGACAAGATTATTTTTATATTACTCTGCAAGATGCTATTGCAGGTACTCATATTGAAATAGCTAAAGTTACTAATGTGACAAGTAATACTTTTACTATTGTACGTGGTCAAGAAGGTACTACACCTTATGCTTTTCAAGCTGGGGATAGAGTTGAACTTCGCCTTACCGCTAAAGGTATTACAGAACTTCGATTACCTAGAACTTTTTCTACTACTACTACTACTACTTTAAGTACCAACAGTGACTTACTAGATGAGGTTATTGTTACAAACTTAGCATCTAATATTACAATTAGTAATCCAACAGGTACTCCTGTAGATGGTCAAAAACTTATTATAAGAATTACAAGTGATGCTACTATTAGAACCATTACTTGGGGTAGTCTATTTTTTCCGTTAGGGACTGCTTTACCTATAAATACAGTAGCATCTAAAACTTTATACGTAGGATGTATGTATAATGTAGTAACAAGTAAATGGGATGTATTAGGTACTATTCAAGAGGCTTAATATGGCAACTAAATACTGGATAGGTAATGGAGGACCTACGTCTGATTTAAGACGTTGGTCTAATTCTACAGGAAATAATTTTACAATAAGTAGAGAAAATCCCACAAGTAATTATTTTATTTACTCTAATTTAATAGGAACGCTTGCAATAGGTCAAGCTGTTTTTGGACGATATAATAATGATACTTTTGGAGATTCTGAGTATTTAGGTACAATTTCTGACATAATTACATCCACTAAAAAAATAAGGCTTTCAGGAGGAGATTATTCTCCTTCAACAGATATTGCTAATGTTAATTGGTGCTCTGGTACAATAGGAACAGCATTACCTTTAGATAATGATACTATTATTTTTAATGATAGGTCAGGTACTCAAACTATATATATCCCTGAAACTTATACTTCTACTGTGTCTACTAAATTTAGCACTACAGATTTAACAGGCTTTTCAGGAGAAATTTCAGGAAGTATAAATACTAAAAATTTAATTCTTAGCCCAATAGCTAGTTATAGTACACAACTAGGTTATTATAATTTTCTTGTAGCAAATGGATCTATTTCTATGGCTTCAGGGACGCCTAGAACAGATTTGGGTTTTGTAAATATTGCAATTGGCGGATACTACTATAGAAATTCTTTTGGAAGTTCTTTTTATAGTTCTGATAATTCTTCTATAGTTTCTTTAGCTTCTAATATAGATAGTTTAGATACTAATTCAGCTACAGTTAATTTTTTTATAATTAGTGGAACTTTTAATACTAATAATTATAATATTAAAAATTATTATTTTGTAACAGATGACCCTGCTTTTCCATTAACTACTAATACTGTTACTATTAATTTAGGGAGTTCTACTATAGAATCTACTCTAGTTAGTTTACTTGCTTCAGGAGCAGGTAGAAATTATACTTTAACTTTAAATCCTGGAACAAGTACTGTTATTGTTAATAATTTAACTAATGCTTATGGAAGTACTTTATATAATGTAAGCCTTAAAGGTTTAACTTCTGGAAATTATTCTTGTAATACTTTTACTACTATTTGGGATGGCTCTGGATCAATGCCTATAAATGCTAATATATCGGCAAATAATTTTGTATTAAATGATTCTAGTATTTTAGGGTATACAGGAAAAGCCCTTACTAAAGTAGGTGGTGGGCCTATTAATATTAAAAATAGTAGTTTACAAAGATTAACAGTTTATCCTATTCGTACTTTTTACGCAACTAATTGTGAAAATTTAGGTAGCAATACTAATATTACTTTTTCTACAAATTCTTTTATGGCCTTTTTTTAATTATGATTAACTACCAAGAACATCTATCAGAAGCATCTAAACACCTTTTAGATGGACTTTCTGCTTTAACAGTACTAGGAACACTTGCTCAGATGCTACCTCCTTTAGCAGCTTTATTTACTATTATTTGGACTATTATTAGAATTTATGAAACACAAACAGTTCAAAATCTATTAGGTAAAGACAATGCTGACAGCACTGATATTAAATGAAACAGGTAAAGTAAGTCATTCTAAACTGTGGTCAAACATAGCATACTTAGCAGGGACTATTAAATTTATTATGATTCCAGAACCAAGTGCAGATATTTGGTTTGCTTATCTAGGAATTGTTGGTAGTGCTGCTGTAGCTTCTAAACTTATACAAATGAAATATGGAGACTCTAAATGAGTACATCGGGTGTAGCAACTTATAATGTAAACAGAAATGACATTATTGCAGCGTCTTTACGTTTACTAGGCGTCCTTGAAGAAGGGGCTGTACCTAATGCAACGGCTATTGAAAATGCAAGTCTAGTTCTTAATCTGCTTATTAAAGACTGGATGACAGATGGTATTAAACTTTGGACTGTTAATGAAATTGTTCTTCCTTTAGTTTACAATAAAACAACGTATTCAATTGGTGAAGCTAACACTAACGATTTAGTTACTTTTAAACCACTTAAAGTTATTCAAGCTACTCTTCGTAATAATGCAGTTAATCCTGCTATTGATATGCCTATGACTATTATCTCTGAACAAGAGTACAATATCCTAGGTGCTAAAAAGTCTCAAGGTAATGTTAATACAGTAATGTACAAACCATATATTGATAATGGTATTCTTAGTATATTCTTAACACCTACAGTAGAAGTAGCTACTAACTATGAACTTCGTTTAAACATTCAAAGACCTCTTCAAAATATAACTAACTCTAATCAAACTTTTGATTTTCCAGCTGAGTGGTATCAATGTTTACGTTGGGGTTTAGCAGCAGAACTAGTACCTGACTACGGTTTAGATTTACAACGATCTTCACTTATTATTCAAAGAGCAGAGCAGTATAAACAACGGTTACTAGGTTGGGATGTAGAAAATGCAAGCACATTCTTTAGACCTGATGCTCGTGCTAATTCAGTTAAATTTAGGTAATATATGGCTACTTTACGTTTACCAATGACATATCCTTTAGAGTTTAGATCAAGCTCTACTGATAAAGGATCTAAAATGGTTAATTGCTATTCTGAAAAGGATGGTACAAACTCTTATGCAATTAAACGTCCTGGACTTAAGTACTCTGGAGTTTCTTTTCCAGCAGGTATTGGTCAAGGTATTTTTAATTATAAAGATAAGATTGTAGGAGTAATTAATAATAGTTTTTATAATGTTACAGGAACTACTCCAGCTTTAGTAAGTACTTTAGAAGGTGCTACAAATCGTTGTTATTTTAATAGAACAGCTAATGATGGGTATTTATTCTTTCATAAAAAAGATAAAGGTTATGTTTGGGATGGTACTACCTTTACTAAACTTTCTGCTAGTTCTGTAGGCTTTGTTAATGTTACAGCAGGCGGTACTGGTTATGTATCTGTACCAAGTGTTACCTTTTCAGCGCCTCCTAGTGGCATAACAGCTACTGGTACTGCAGTTTTAACTAGTGGTATTGTAACAGATATTATTATTACTAATGTGGGTTCTGGTTATGTAAGTGCCCCTACTGTAACTATTGCTGCTCCTCCAAGTGGCGGAACACAAGCAACAGCAGCTTCAGTACTTAATGGTTTTCCAGCAGGTAATATAGTTCCAGGTACTGTCTACCTAGATGGGTATACTTTTGTAATGACAGAAGATGCTAAGATTTGGAACTCTGCAATTAATAATCCTTTACTTTGGGACCCATTAGATTTTATTACATCAGAAGCTGAACCAGATAAAGGTGTGGCTATTGCTAAACAATTTAACTATCTTGTTGCTTTTGGACAATGGTCTACTGAGTTTTTTTATGACTCAGGTAATGTAACTGGTTCTCCTTTACTACCTAACCAAACAATGCGTATTGAGTTTGGATGTGCTAATGGTGACTCTGTAGCTCAAATGGAACAAACTATTATTTGGGTAGGTGTTGGTAAGACTACAGGTAGAGTTGTACTTATGCTTGATGGTACAAGACCAGAACAAATGTCTGACGCTTCTGTAGAACGTATTCTTAATAATTCTACTTTACAGAATGTACGTTCTTATAGTGTTAAGGTAGCTGGACATTTCTTCTATGTATTAAACTTAATAGATGATAATATAACTTTAGTTTTAGATGTTAAGACTAAAGAATGGGTTATTTGGACATCTTATGTTAATAATGTAGAGACTTATTTTGATGGTGTTTTTTATACTTATTTAAATAATACTCATTGGACACTTGACAACGACAACGGAAGAGTGTATAATATAAGTGAGACTGAAACTCAAGATGACTCAGGAGCTATTCAGTTTAGAATTCGAACGCCTTTGTTTGATGCAGAGTCAACTAAACGCAAGTTTTTATCTAGGCTAGAAGTAGTTGGAGATAAAATACCCTCTGTTCTCCGAATTAGATTCACTGATAATGATTATCAAAGTTGGTCAGATTATAGGACTGTCTTACTAGACGATACTAGAAGTGTACTCTATCAAAATGGTTCTTTCCGTAGAAGAGCCTATGAATTTTATAACAATGATGATGTTCCTCTTCGTTTAAATTATTGCGAATTAGAACTTGAACCAGGAAATGTGTAATGATTCGTGATCTTAATCCCAATAATTTTGAAGAACTAGAAACTCTTTGCGTGTTTGGTAAAGCTTTTTGTGAAGCTATTAATACTCATACTTTTGATAAACTTTCTTTTTTAAAGTTTGTACACACTATACTTTCTAAAAAAAGAGGTAAAGTATTTGTACTAGAACTAGACAATAAGATTGTTGGAAGTGTTGGAGTTGTTGCTTCTCCTTGTTTTTATAACAATAATGTACTTAGAGTACAAGAGTGTTTTTGGTGGATTGATCCTGAACATAGAAATTCCAGAGAAAGTATTAAACTTTTTAATAAAGTTGAAGAGTGGGCTAAAGAAATTAATGCTCATCAAATTATGGTCTCATCTACTGCTACATTAAATCCTGAAAAACTAGAAAAGTTTTACATTAAAAAAGGATTTAAAAAGGTAGATATTAATTATGTTAAGGATGTAAAAAATGCCTGAGTTTATTGATGATGTCTTAGATTTTGGTGGAGATGTTATAAGTGGTGTAGGTGATGCTATAGGGGATGTTGCAGGTGGTGTCGGAGACGTTCTAGGTTCTATTGCTGATGTCCCTGTACTAGGTGATATTGCTAGTATGGCTGCTAACTACTTCGTACCTGGATCTGGTTTTATACTGGACCAATTTGGAGAGGACAGTATTTTTAATGGTGGTGGTATTGGAAGCCTTATAGGAGACATAGGTAGTTCTTTTGGGATGCCTGGTGGAACAAGTGGTTCAGGCAGTCTTATGAACAGTTTTATGCCTGGTGAAAGTGCAGGTATGATTGGTGGTACTCCTAGTCTTGGTGGCTACGTAGGTAGTATGCTAGGTTTAGACCAGTCTGATATGGATTTTGCTGGTAAAATATTTAATGCTGGTTCTAGTATTTACCAAGCTTTTAACCAACCAAGTACTCAATCACCTCAAGCTGCTCAAAATCGTGCAGATCCTTATGCACTTTATAGACAAGAAGCAGCTACTAAATTAAATGCTTTAATGAAAGATCCAAGCATGGTTTATGGTATGCCTGGGTATAACTTTGCACAACAACAAGGTGCTAAACAAATTACAAGGTCTAATGCAGCTACAGGTAATTTAGCTTCAGGTAGTACTCTTGCTTCTCTACAACAACAAGGTGCCCAGACAGCTCAAAGTTGGTTTGACAACTATGTAAATAAACTCCAAACTCAAGCTGGGGCATCATTTAGTCCAGCTTCTGGTGGAGCTGCCTATACTGAAGCTGAAGATGTTAAAAATCAAAATGAGAAAGCTAAACAAAGAGCTATTCTTGAAGGTTTAACAATGGCTGGTAAAAGCTTTTTCAATCCATAAAGGTTAAGTTAATGGAAACATATAATAAATATGCTGTACCTACTATGCAAGAAGCTAAGGCTAGACTTGCTGGTTATGACAAAGATGTTCAAGACGCAGAAATTAGTAGACTAAGGTTAGATGAAGCTAAACGAGTTTTATCTGAACAAGCACAAGCTAGGCAAACTAAAATTGACATTGATAAGTCAATGCCTATGGATGAAGAAATTCCTACTGCTCCTGTTGGTTTTGATGCTGGGATGCCTAAAGACCAAGCACAGTCTCAAACTATGCCTGAGATGGGTAGTACTGACTTTTGGAAAGGTCAACCTACTGCCCAACCTGAACAAGCAGCTCAACCTCAAACAACACCTATTCAAAAGCTTAAAGAAGGTAAGACTGCTTACACAACTATAGCTGGTCAAATAAAACAAAATGCTGCTTATGCTAAAGCTTTACGAGCAAAAGGTCTTCCAGACTTAGCAGAAGAGTATGAAACTAAAAATATCGGACTTGAAGAAAAAGCTTTAAAAGCTAAAGATGATCATTTAGATTATGCTGTTAAAGTATTTAGTAAAGCTGGTGATGCTGCTAATGGTTACTTAGATGCAATTAAAACTAATCCTGCTGCAGATGACTCTGCTTGGGCAATGTTTTCTATGCAAGCTAAGATGTTTGGTGCTGATGAAAATAATAAATTAGGTTCACTTCCTAAAGAACAACGTGCCCAGTTTGCTCAACAGATTATGGACTCTACTCAAACTGCTAAAGACAGAGTTGCTTTAGAACGAGAGCAAATAAAAGCTAGTACTAAACTAAAAACTTCAGAGCAACATGATAAAACTTTACGTGACTTATCCTCTATAAAAGAAAAGCAACAGGCTTGGAGTAGACAATTTAGAGAAAGTAAACAAGCTTTTGAAGAAGGTAAGTTTAAATTTAAAGAATTATATTCAAGTGTTAATGATCAAATTAAAACTTATGAAAACAAAAAAACTAGTTTGGATAGGGATATTTCTGAGTATGAACGCAATTTCTTAGAGTTCCAAAAAGGTAATATGTTTGTTAGTTCTTCTGGTAAATCTATGTCTCCTAGTGAAAACCCAGGTCTTCGTGAAGATGAAGGTGCTTTACTAAAACAAAAACTAGATGCAGCTAGATTAGAAAAACAAGAGTACGATTCTAACATTGATGAACTTAATGCCAATAGACAAGATTTATTAAAAAACATACCAGCTGCTCAACGTAAAAATCTTGAAGGTAATTCAGAGACTGATAAACCTAAAGAATTTAATACTAAAGTTGGTTATAAGTTTACTAAAACTGCTTCTTCAGATGACTTAGCTTTATATAAAAAACTAATGTCCGAAGCTAAAACAAGAGAAGATAAATTAAAAGTTCAAGAACTAGCTTTTAAACATAACATTGTGGAACCTAAGTAATGGCCAGTTCGTTTGCTGAAGCAGTAGACAATCTTAAATTTAATAAAATTACCGACATTGAATCTGGTGGTAATCAATTTGATAAGACAGGTAAACCCCTCACTTCCAGTGCAGGGGCTATTGGTCGTGCTCAAGTTATGCCTAAGACTGCTCCTGAAGCAGCTAAACTTGCTGGTGTTCCTTTTGATGAATCTAAATATAAAAATGATGCAGACTATAATACCCTTATAGGTAATGCTTATTTTAAAGAACAAGTTAAAAACTTTGGTGATGAATCTAAAGGAGCTGCTGCTTATAATGCTGGACCTACAGCTGTTCGTAAAGCAATTGAAAAGTATGGTGAGAATTGGTTACAAGGTGTTCCAAAAGAAACACAAGATTATGTAGTTAAGTATAATACTCCTAAAGAAAAAACTTCTTCTTTTGCTGATGAGGCTAAAGATTTAATTAAACCTAAAAGTTCTTTTGCTTCTGAAGTGGAAAGTATTAAATCATCTAAAAGTTCTTTTGCACAAGCTGTAGAAAATAGTCAACCTAAAACTAATTGGGCTGGTACAGGCCCAGAAATGTCTTTTGGTGAATACATGAAATCAGGTTTTGCTGGCAGAATTGCTTCTGGTCTAGGTTCTAGAGAAGAAATTGGTGATCAAGCCCGTAAAAATGTAATAGCTGCTGGTTATACTTCTCAATCAGATTATAATGATAAAGTAGGTAAAGAGTATGATAAGCTACTTGGTGAATGGAAAGTTAAGAAAGCTGAAGAAGAAAAAGCCAAAGGCCCTGAACCTACATTTAAAGAGTCTTTAAAAGGTTTTGGTTCTGAACTTGTTAATAATCCAGGTCGTGCTGTTGCTGGTTTAATTTATGAATTAGGTAAAGATCCTGAACTACTTGGTTTGGGAGCATTTGCTGCACCTAAAGCTGTTGGAACTGTAGCAGCTGCTGGACGTACAGCTAAGGCATTACAAGCTGTTAAAGGTGTTGGTGTTGCTGCAGCTAAAGGTGGTGCTCTTGGTGCTGGTCTTGAGACTACAGCAGAGGCTAGTGAATCTGGTAATTTAGATTTACAAAAGATTACTAATACTGCTGGTATGTTTGCTGTACTTGGTGGTGGTATGAAAGCTGCTGGTGAAGTATACAAAGGAGTTAAAGGTACACCTAAAGTTAAACCTGATTTAACACCTGAAGAATTTGAAACTGAGCTTGGTAAGTTTGAATCTATGTCAGACACTACTAAGTCTTCTGATGTAAGTACTGGTTTAGCTTCTGATATTGAGGCAGGTAAAACTATGTCTACAGATCCTATAGGTGATGTTTCAGATACAGGGTTACCTATTAAACAAGGTCCTATTTTAGATTCTAGTACAAGTGAACCTTTATTTGATAGTTCTAATCGTCCTCGTATGGCTATTATGCGTAGAGATAAAGTTACTGGAGACCCTATTGGTATTGAACTTAACTTAGAAGAGATTGGTAAACGTTTTGAAGAAAAGCCTTGGGTCAAACTAGGTCATCCAGAAGATACATTTAAAACTCCTGAACAGTATGCTAGGTTTATTCTTAAACACGAAGAAGAGCATGTTTATCAATCTTTTGACGAATGGAAAGCAGATCGTCCTGTAGAAATAGGAGAGGCTGAACTTACTGAAAAAGAATTGCATCGTGAATATGAAACAACTATTAATAAACGTGCTAAAGTTAAACTTGATGCAGAGATTGATCAAGAACTAAAAGACAATCCTAGTCTTTACGAACTTGGTGATGTATTTAAAGATGATACTTATACAGAACAGACTGGTTTAAATGCTGTTCATCGTGTAATAGCTGACATATCTTTAAACAAACGAGCTGCTAAGATTATCAAAGAGTCTATTGAACGTATGATTCCTAACAAAAAGATTAGGGAACGTATGACTATGGCTATTGAAGGTGAAAAAGAAACTGATCGTTTACTTACTGATGTTCAAAAACAAGAGCTTCTTTATGGTACTGGTAAAGTAAAACCAGGAACTAAGTTTGTAGATAATGGCTTAGTTAGTGCTCTTGAAAACATGAAACGTAAGTTTGAACAAGGTGCATTTAAAGATGAGCCTAGTAAACTAGCTTTTAAAGAAAAGCTTGGTAAGCTAGAGTATGTAGTTAACATGCTCAAAGAACTTCCTTCAGAAGAGAATGCTATTAAACTTCAAAAAGTAATTGAAGGTAAGTTTGCAGAAATGGGTGAAATTGCTAAGAACGAAGGTGTTCTTGATGCTTTACGCCAAAACTATGTAGCTCACGTTATTGATTTTTCTGACTCGGTATTGTCTAAAGAAAATCAAAAGTCTTTACTTGATCGTTTAAACTTAGACCCTAAAGAAAGTAGACTTAACAGAGACTTTTCTGAAGCTCGTATGTATAGATATATTCGAGACTTAGAACATCGAGTATATGAAGTAGCTAAAAAAATGGGTCTTAATACTACTGGTCTTAAGGTACAACGTGATCTGGCTCGTATTTATGAAGTGTATCAAGAGTCTATGGGTAATGCTATTATTCAAAAACGTTTGACTAACTTTTTAGCAAATAAAGTAGCTATTAAAATTCCTGTTATAGGTAGTGATGGGCAAGTTAAATCTGTAACAAATTTAGGTATTCTTACTAAAGATTATAAACTTGGTTTTGAAAACAAGTATGAACAGTTTACTGGTTATGGATCTGATGCACTTAAAGGTTATATGGTTCATCCAGATCTTATTCCTGCTTTAGGTCACTTGTTTAGACAGACTGATCCTAACTTAGTACTAAGAACAGCTAGTGCTATTTCTATGCTTTCTAAAACCATTACTACAATGGCTTCTATGTTCCATGCTACATCATTGGCTTGGGCTAGAATGGGTGCTACACCTTTTGGTATGCTTAAAGAAATTGGTACTGGGTTTTCAGGAACTAGAGCTGCTCTTGAAACTCTTCGTCATGACGGACATAGTAAGGATGTAGATAACTGGGCTAGAGATAATCTTAAATTTGAGACTGAAGATATTCAACAAGGTATTTTACCTGATGTTGCTAGAAACGTAGACAATTTTACTACTAAACTATTTACAGACAAAGATGTTAGACTTACAAGACAAATTATTGATCCTTTAGATACTCAAGTATTACAAAAAATTAATACATTTACTTGGGACTTTATGCATTCTGCAGGTAAGTTTGCAACAGCTCAACATATATTTGCTAATATTAAAGCTAAAAATCCACATTTAGCAGATCAAGCTATTCGTCAAGAAGTAGCTTCTTTTGTTAATAATACTTTTGGTGGTTTAAACTGGTTAAAAATAGCTGATGAAGTTCAAAATAAAACACTTAAAAACTTAGCTATTACTATGACAGGGTTACAAGGTCGTACTTGGATGCAAGTGTTAATGTTTGCTCCTGACTGGACTATTTCTACTCTTAGATCTTATAGTAAAGCATTGCCTAAAGAGACTTTTAGACCTGATAGATGGGAAGTTAAAAAGGGTGCTCAAGGTTTAATTAATCCTACTACTTCTGGTGATCTAGCTAGACGTTATGTACTTACTACAGGTGTGCTTTATCTAACACTTATTAATGGTATTAACATGGCTATTACAGGTAGACCTGTCTGGACTAACAAGGATCCTACTCGTATTGATTTAGGTGATGGTACTACCATGCAGTTAGCTAAACACTCTATGGAAGGCCCACATTGGGTATTACATCCTATTAAAACAGCTGTTAATAAGCTTGGTTATATTCCTAAGACTGCAGTTACTTTAGCATCTCCTTATGTTAATACACCTATGGATGCACTTAAAGTAATAGGTGAGCCTTTTGTCCCATTCCAGATTAGTGCAGCAGTTAAAGCACCTTCTGGTGAGAAACTTAAACGTGGTGTATTTAGCTTTATGGGTTTCCCTATTTATGGTCAAACAGATAGACAACATACAAGTGTTGAAGTATTGGCTGATCGTAAAGAACAACGTAAAGAAACTCGTATGAAAAATAAAGAAGAAAAACTTAAGAGACTATAATGGCTGTTCAATTACCTCCAATACCCAATAACCCAGTCACAGATACTTTTGTATGGCGTGATTGGTTTTTTAAAGTTAGTCAATTACTTGTTCAACAAGCTGGTATTTCTTGGACTAGTCTTGACTTTACTGGGTCTAATTTACTTAATATTCAGACTAGACAGCATAATGCTTTACAATCTGTTCAGGGTGGTAACTCAGGTCAGTATTATCATTTAAGTCAAGCACAGTATAATACAGTAGCTACGCTTCCTACTTTTGGAACTATGGCTACTCAAAATGCTAATAATGTAGCTATTACTGGTGGTACTATTCCTAATACAGTTATTACTGGTTTAGGTACAATGTCTACTCAAAGTACTACATCTTATGCTACAAAAGGAACAGATACAGTCTATGCTTATAGGGCTAATAATTTATCTGACTTAGCTAGTGCAGCTACTGCTAGAACTAATTTAGGATTAGGTACTATAGCTACTCAGAATACTGGATTAAGTGTTACTATTAATACTGCTAAGTTAACAACTGGTGGTGCTAATGGTAGTATGACTTTTACTAATGGTATTTTAACTTCTCAAACACAGGCTACATAATGATTAACTCAAGAGACTTAAAAGACTTACATCCTAAAGTAACTGCTTTAGCTAATGAATTTATTAACCGTTGTAAAGCTAAAGGTATTGATGTACTTATTACTTCTACTTATAGAGATGCTGCAAGTCAAAATGCTTTATATGCTCAAGGTAGAACTTTGCCTGGAAAAAAGGTAACTAATGCATCGGCAGGCAAAAGCTTTCATAATTATAAGGTTGCGTTTGATTTTGTTCCATTAGTTAATGGTAAAGCTATGTGGAGTGATACTGCTTTATTTACACAGTGTGGTGAGATTGCAGAACAAGTTGGACTTGAATGGGCAGGTAGGTGGGTTAAGTTTAAAGAGTTAGCTCATTGTCAGTATACTGGTGGTTTAACATTAGCAGACTTTCAAGCAGGTAAAACAATTTAATGATTTTACCGATGACAGATTACTTGACTTATGGTATAATATATGCATAGTACAAATTCGTACTACTTATTTAGGAGTTTTACCATGTGGACTAAACCAGCAGCTACAGAAATGCGTTTTGGCTTTGAAGTTACTATGTATATTATGAACAAATAGGGTCAAATCGTCATAGAGATATCTACAAGGCTCTACAGCGAGTTTTAGATAAAAAGAAAGGCCACGATATTCAGTGGCCTTTTTTATTGCGTTACACGCTTACTGTGTACGTTGATTTTCTTACACTGTCTGTAATTTTACCTTAGTTGGTGCTAAAAAGGCAATTACCTCATCAAAAGTCTTAAATACATTAACTGCTTGCTCTGGATGTTGTTGACCAAAGACAACTTTAGATGAAGCTACAATAAAACCGTTTTCTGCTTTGTTAATTTGTACTTGATTGAATTCCATAACTACTCCTTAATATATGTAAATAATAAACGAACAATAAATAGATCTAAAACTAAGTAATCTGAAGTGCCACTACCTTCTTCTAAATCATCAGCAGTAACAATTTCAAATCCTAGCATAAACCCACTAATAAAACTAAATTCAAACATAAACATTATAGACCTACTACTTCAGTGTAAAAAGAAACTACTTGTTGTAAATCTTCAAGTGAAGCATCACTTTTAATTCTGTTTGCTTTGTTGCTAATAATCATAATGTTTCCTTTTATATAACCAAGACTAGGATTTATTCTATCAATAGAAGCTGACCAATCTTTATCATTATAAATAAATGGTACTTTAAACACTGGGCATTCCTTAGGAATAATAATATCAGATAGTTCTAAATTAAAATCTATGTTTTTTATATTAGCTCTTGATCTAGCTCTATTAAGTATTTTATATTCTAAAGAAGTATTTTTCCATTGTTGTTTAGTAATAACTTTTCTACATTCTTTACAAACTGAATTATAACCATCCCTACATCCTGAATGTTTATGAAATTCATTTAGAAGTTTTAAAGTATTACAATTACTACAATGCCTAGTTCCTTTTGGTATTTTATCTAGATGTTTCCATCTATTAATTCTACCTTTAGCCCGTTGTTCATCAGTTAAAGCCATTTAAAAACCCTCAAATTATTACACCATTTATAATAGTATAACATATTTGAGAGTTCTTGTCAAGAAAAACTTATCCTACTAGTCCAACAATTTCGCAAGAACCAGATGTACAACTTAATTCCTGGGTTCCTGTTGTAGTATCTTCCTCCTCTTTAAAGTTTGACCAGTCAACATCAGGGAAATTCTTAACAGCTTCGTTATAAACTTCCTCTGTTACTTCTTGATAAGGTGCTTGTTTATATACATGATCAGAATGTGGTAGTAAGGATACACCTGACACATCGCTGAAGTTATTATAAATCCAAGCTCCTACATTCATGAACTCGTTATCTGTATAGTAAACAGTGATTGACGGATTATGCTCTGTCCAATGCTTCTGATATACACTATATAGTTTAAGTTGTTCTAAGGCATTTGTTTCATTACGAGTTACACCTGATTGGCTTCCTTGTTGCGGGAAACTAAAGATTGTAATGTCGTTTGGTTTTGTAACGTCTGGTTCATTTGGAACCCCTGCATCTTTAAAGAACTTTGTAATTGGATCTTTGTTATCCATTCGTACAGTTCTAATGTAATGTTTAGAGTAAGCAGGATGAATGCCAGAACTGCAACCAACCAACTGACTAACAGTCCCTGAAGGCTTAACAGTAGTGATAGCGACAGACTCAGGTATGCCGAGTACAGCAGCCCACTTTTTATTAACTTCAATTGCATATTCTCGTAGCTCCGTTAACCATTTAATACATTCTTCAGTAGGTTTACTTAGGATAGGATGATCCATAATACCTGTCATACTTACACCTAATAACCGTTCTTCCTCTTGATTCTTTTTCCACTCAGCTCTTAAGTATCTAAAGTTTGTAAGGGTGGATTGAAATGTCCCGATAATTGTTGCGACTTCAATCTTTTCCTTAAGGTCAGCAAGGGTATCTTTCTCTCGGATGACAACTTCACTGAGATTACACACTCCCTTAGATCGCAGGATAATTTCTCCGCAAGGGTTTGTGCCGTAGTCGTAACCATCAACATCTCGTCTTCCGTTAGAGGCTGCTTTCTTTGTAGCTGCAACTCTATTAAATATTCCTCGTTCACCGTTCTTTGACTCATACAATGTACCCCACTCTTTTAAGAAAATACCAACATCAGGTTTCTCAGTGTAAGCAACAGAGTTATTAGCTAAAGCTCGTTGAACATTACCTTCCCACCAAGCACCGTTCTTAGCATTACGCATACGGTCATCAGTAAGATTAGATAAGCTAATTAGAGCAGATCTACGAACACCTCCGACAATAACAATGTCAGCTACTTTACATACAATATCATGACATTCCAATGAGTTTAGTTTTCGTCCTGCAGCTCGTTTGAAAGTATGGATTGTAAATTCAAACAAGTCTTCAAGAGGTTTTGGACCGCTTGCTCTACCACCGAAAGTCCTGAGTCTAGCTCCAGCAGGTCGCACTCCTGAGGTATCCCATTTTGGAATTCTCCCTGAATATAGGAGGCTAATGAGTTCCCTATAAGCAGATGCCCAACCAATTCTTGAATCTTTAACTCTAATAGATGTGTCTGTATCATGGAATTCCTCAGCAACTACTGGTAACATGTTTGTAAACTGTCGTTCTACTGAGAACCCTACACCTGTACCACACATTAAAACATACATTACTTCATCAAATGCTTTAGGGTTATCAATAGCAATAAAACTACAATTGTAACCTGCAATCTCATCACGATCTAAAGCTTGTCCTGCTGTCATTAAACAACGCATACTAGGCATTACATCTAGTTCACGGATTGCTTTATTAACTTTCTCTTCAGGGAAGCTATCAAAGCGACCTTTAAAGAATCCTGTATAACGACTTACTGTTTCTTCCCATGTCTCACGTCGAGACTCACTAGGAACCCATCGTGCATAACGGCTTGCATGTATAAATCTTTGGTAATCTGTTAAAGCCATTAATCTTCCTCATCTGTTGTTAGTTCATTATTAAAGTATTCGTATTTATCTTCAATACGATCAAAGAAAGCCTCTACTAGATCATAAGAATCAATGTTCAGAATCTCTAGTAGAGTTACTTCATCATACTGTTCTGCTAGTTTTTTAGTTATTTCCTGCAGAGTTAGTGTCATTCCATGCTTCCTTATCCCACTTAATAATAGCGTTAATTTGTGTTCTTAAGCCATTACAGATTTCATCACTCTTTATTTTGTTTTCGAAGATGTCGTCGATAGTAATGGTACTGAGTCCACTGGTGGTTTCAATAGTTCCTGTGGAATCCTTGGGCAACTCAGTAAAGAGACCTTTGTTTGATTCATTCCACAACCTGATACCATCAGCAGTAATATTACAGTTACTAGTATATATTTTAACACGTTTAAGTTTCCTTGTCAACTGATTATAGTAATTTGTTTGATTACTTAAGGCTGTTTGATACTCTTTGATTTCATTACGTGATTTGACATCATTATTCCTAATCGTAGTAAGTAACGAGTCATACTTTTTAACTTCATCCGCTTTATCGAACTGACCTTTAACATAGTAACCTCCTGTAAAACTACCAATCACCATCGCTGAGATCAGAACCCACTTGTAAGGGTTGAGCATTGTCAATAGATTCTCCATATATATCCTCCAAATCAATTAGTAAATCAATAAAGTGTTTAGCTTTTTCTAGATCTTGTACTCCACCTTTATTGCGCCATCTACATAAATATTTAATTGCAGTAGCTTCTAAGTAAGGAATATTGTTTACAAAGCAGAATTCAACAGGTTGGATTTTGAACTCTTTGTAATGAGAGCCACCGACTTGTGTAGAGAGTGATGATAGTAGTTCCTCTTGTCTGTCAATGTCCAAGTTTTTAAAGTGACCCATATGTTCTCCGTAAGTAATCTAATGACACAGCCATCTCATCGAATGACCCATCGTTAACTTCATGTAGCATGTAGAAGCCACGCCAATGCTCGTTGCCTTGTGGTCCCATGTAACCCTCATTATGTTCGTAACACGAACCAGCAATGATAGCTGTCATTTCTTTACCGTCGGCACGACGACCATAAGCAATCTGTCTACCTTGTTGGTGCCCTGCAAAGCAGGACATATGTTTTTTAGTGATAAGCATTTGAGCACTGATTACAGGCCGTCCCATAACACCACTAGTAAAATAATGAGAATAAGCAATACCATCAATTACCACCACTTCAAGGAACGGATGAACTTCCCAACCAAAAGTTTCATAAGCAAGATCCTTAATACCAATGAGTCCATCAAGTTTGCGATCATACTCAATTGCCCTTTCAATACGTTCTTCATGGTTACCTAATGTAAGTACTAACCTAGGATTCCAACGAGGTCTGTGGTTAGTTTTAAGTTTTTCTTGTTCATCATGGATAGGTTTCATTAATGCTCGCATCCCTTTACGGGCTGCCTTAACATCAGCAGTATATGTCCTACCTTCAAAAGACTTCTTACCAATATCATAGCTAGATAGGGACGGCATGTCAGCGAAGTCCCCGATGCAGACAATCACATCAGGTTTTTTCTCCGCTGCATACTGACCAATCCAACTTAGATATTCCACACTTTCACCAGGCTTAACCTGGCAGTCAGGAATAACTAAGTGTTTACTCATCTGTGTTTCTCCCTTTCATCTAGCATAGCTGTTGCTACTCTATATGCACTTTGAGCTAAGTATGAAGCTTCACTTTCTCCACCACTCCAACCACCACTGTCAATGATAGCATGTAAAGCTTCCATTGCAATGTAGTCTCGTAAGTTCATACCTGTCCAGATTTGTTTTTGATTATCTTGACAAGGGAAAGCAGGGGAGTTACCCCTTGGTGCTGTGTTTACATCACTCATGATACTTGTCCTCCATTCTCTTTGAATAGATCTAGCTCTTGTTCTACTTCGTCAACTGCTACACTAAAGATACCACGTCGTACTAACTCTTTAATACTAAAGTCCATAAGGAATGCAGCTTCATTAGCATCTACATGGAAGTCAAAGTCTAAAGACCCATCTTCATTCTGAACACAATCTGATATAATCACTTAGCCAATCCTTTCTAAAGTCTAACCATTTGAAACCGTTGGCTTCCGCCCACATCCAATAGGTAGTTTTACTTCTTTTAGTTATCTTATTATCTGGATTCATAAACAAGAATATAATAGTTATGTCTGGGTTACAATCTTTAAACCAAATCATCTTTTGTCTTGTATCTAAATCTAACTTACCTTTAGCTTCTAGATAAACTTTCTTACGTCCAGTCTTAAAGTCGGGTATATATTTACGTTCTTTAGCAGGCTGTGTGTAAGCAAACTTATCTGGTTCATACTTAACTGAGGGGAAGTTCTCCTTCAAGATCTTCCATACTTGTTCCTCCAGTTTGCTCTTGAATAAGGGCATTGAATTGTTCACTCCAGTCTTCATCTTCATTACGTCTAATCCATAGGACTCGACCATTCATAAGGAATTCTTCATCGTTACCATAAGCATTACGTACTGCTTTAAACAAATCATACTCTGATACACAACCATCTAGAATACGTTCTGCCTTCTTAGGACCAATTCCAGGGATACCTTTGATGTTATCGCTACGGTCTCCTTGTAAACACTGCATATAAAAATGCTTTAGTCCATCTAGATAGCCAACAGTTTTAAATTTATCTTTAACAAAATTATAATGTTGTCCTGGGATCATTAACAAATCTTTATCTATAGTACAGATAATTGTTTCACTTGTTTGATTGATACCCATTGCATCATCAGCTTCTTGTCCATCACATACTTCTGCTTTGTACTCTTTAACTAGGTAGTCTCGTATAGTTTGTAACCAGAATGGTTTTTCTGTAGGCCTATGGGCCTTATACTCTGGATAGATTGCCTTACGAAAGTTATTACTGCCAGTTAAAAAGACACGGTACTCATCAGAGTCTGTATAGAAAGTGATCTTATCAATGATATCATCTACCTTACTAAATACATAATCTTCTGAGTCGTCGTCTTCACAAGTACAAGCTGCTCGATATGCGACAATGTCACCATCAATTAATGCTTGCATTAGTTATCCTTAATATGGAATGTCATCTTCTAAATCTAACTCTGGAATGTTAGCTGCTGTTTTAGTTTCTTCTTTAGAGAATACATATGACTCAAACTCTTTAGCTAAAGACAAAATAGCGTCACTAGTAGGAACAGATTTAGCACCAATAGTAAGAGCACCGATAGCAGCACTAATGCTACTTTGTCGTACAATGTAAACTTGGCGAGCTGCTCGCTCTTCTTTGGTTTCATAATTACTTCCTGTAGTACGATTAACTCCAGCTGCCGCTGGCTTACTTGCTGACTCTTGTGTTGGTGCATCTCCACCAATTGCAGTCCATTGCCAGTAACCCTGATCATCTTTGGTAGTTGTGACGTTTACTGCATCACCTTTACCAAGGTTCTTAATGTGATTAAATACACTAGGATTACTAAAGGACATTAACTTCTTTGTTTTTGTCTGAGCTTGTTCATCTTTGTATGTAACTTCTAATGACTGGTAACTACGACCATTTTTAGCAGCGTGAGTATTTGGTGCACCTACATCAATAATATTAATTAGCATTTACTACCTCCATATTTCCCCAGTTAGGACCGACTTGACATTCGACCCGCATTGGGAGATTAAATTTAACTCCAAAGAGTTTTTCAAAGTTCATTGGTACATCTGTAAAACATTTATCAACTAATTGAACTATACTATTATTATCGCATATCTTGTCATCTATGTCAATGATTATCGAATCATGTACAGTATTAATTAGTTTTACTCCACCCACTCCTTTAAGTCTGTTAGCCAAGCTGACTCGTGCGATGGACATGAGGTCCGCTCCAAGCCCTTGTACAGGGTAGTTGAGGATCTTTGTCCGAGGCCACTTGACTTTTCCGTACACAACATCTGGTTCATAGTTATAGACTCTGCCCGTGGGCATAATAAGTTTTCTATCTCGTTTAGCTGTGTTGACAATTTCTGTATGCCACTTACTAAGCCCATCGTATTTACGATAGAACTCTCCAATGACTCCGTCCCAGAATTGTTCTCCGCCAATGTCTTTAAAGTTAGGATCATTAGCATAAGAGTATGCAGATCCTCCGTAGATAAGACGGAATACGAACGTTTTAGCAATGAGTCTACTTGGCAGACCAAACCGCTCTTGGTTGTCTGTGTGTTGGTCGACATTATCCCATATCTCCTTGATAGCTGTTTGATCTTGACTTAGGAACGTAGCACATACCCACTCAAGAGCTTTGCGTCTGCTTGTATTAATGACATTTGGCTATCCTCCTTCTAGGATCGAATTACAAAATTGAATGAGTTCTTCCTTATTAGAATCCCATTTCATACTGTTTGCTAATGAACTAATAACTCTAATCTTGTCAACTAGTTTCCGCCTGTATTAAGCTCATTGTTGCACTCCTTTTGACATTCATTTACTTTAGCTTGAGCATAAGCAGGTTCTGCATCAAACTCATTGAACTCATTTACATAGTCTAAATCTGTTTTACCATACACATCATTTAGTTCTTTAGTCATATCTGCTCCTAAAAAGTTCTTTAATTTCGCCATCAAAGTTTTGTAAGTTAGGTCTGCTTGAACTAAGTCGACCTGTTCTAGCCACACATTGGTTAAGCTGTCCGTGTAGTTTTCCTTCATTCCATTTCATTTCCTTTCGTAGTTTAACTAAGCCTTCATAGTAAGTAGATACTCGTTTTTCTAGAGTTGCTCTGCGTAATAACAATTCAACTAACTCCTTAGCTTTCTTACTTCCTTTAAGAGACTTAAGTGTTTGTTCATCTGTACTGTAAAAACCTTCCTTAGCCAGTTCAGAACCTTTAAGCGGATTAATAAGTTTATTAAATACAATTGGATATTCTACCCATTTTTCTTTGACTTGTCCAGCCCTAGTACCAGTCTTGAATACTCCAATAACTTCTCTACGCTTAAAAGTAAGAGTCCCACCATAAAGTAAAGCAGAGAGGTGCTCAGTAGAATTACAGTTGAAACCATCAGTTTGGTGATAGTCATAAAGAATATCATCGAGTGTTTTAATTTGTACTGTAAGTTCTTCACCCAATTCTGTACAGCGAGCCTCATCAAATACCAATCCATTATATTCCATCTCCTCTAACACTAGCAAGTCTTGGTTGTGTAAGCTAACTAACCTACGTAACTGAGGGCTTGCTTTATCTAGTTCCTCACGTTGTTTAAGATACACTTGATACGTTAAGTCTAAATCACCTTGCAAATACTCTGTAAGAATATCTTCTGGTATGTCTGGTGTATCTATACCATTCTTCCAGTACTCTGTGCTAACAACATCAAGCTTAGTACCCAAACCGTAATAAGCAGCAACACCATTAAGGGAGGGATAGGATGCTGTTTGTCCAGTAAGAATAAAATGCACCAACTGACAATCCCATATACGCTTAGTATTAAAAGAAATTCCATAACGTCGTATCCAATGTAAGTCAAACTTAATATTAAAACCGATTACAAGATCGCACCCATCAATACTAGTTTGTGTACTAGATAGATTGTTGCCGTAAGGTTGATCATTGAACTCAATAGGATAAAGATTAGAACTAGTCCCATTACTAAGTCCAATGTAACAGAGCTTGTTACTTTCATCAAATGGGTTTCCTTTATTGCTAATAGTTGTTTCAACATCTAAGACTAGCTCCCGCATTCTCCGACCGCCTTGTTTAATGGGTAGAATTTATCTACAGTTTCTTCTAATGTTTCACCTGCACTAACACTATCAATGATATCATAGATATCTTCACGTGTCAAATCAGGACGGTCTTTTAAAATCTTGTCGATCATTTCTTTTCTCCATGTAATGTACAATTGAAAGGGCTACGAGTATCCCCAATCCGAAGGATATGTAGTAGCACTGAACGTATTCAAAAACGGTCTGCAGATAAGTCATCTATAACTTCCTTAGAGTCAGGCCACTTGCGTGGTACATAGTACTGTTCAAGTAGTAGTTGTAAGTCTTCAAAGTCACTTTCTATTTTAACCCAACGTTCCCATAACTCGTCAGGAATTTCTACAGAATGATTAGTAGGTTTATCTTGTTGCCATAAGCTAAAGACTGGATACCACTCATCACAAATTACTTCTACTTGTTTCATTTAGTTGCTCTCCATACGTCCCATTTAGTCCAGACATCTCCGAGTTCATTAAATGTTTTCTTAGCTATACCATATGGTGGTGTAACAGTTGCCCATACTTTGCTGTTTCGTATTAAATACTGAGCACCAATTTCTATGAGAGGTTTGTTACGTAGTTCATGTTCATATGGTAGTTCGTTAAGTATCATTAAATATCCTCATACCTTGCAATCTCTGGTTTGATTAATACTTGAACAGAACCATGTCGTAAGTCTGGCATAGTATCTGCATCTCCAATTAGTTTGTTCTTAACAATGTTAAAGAATCTACTACGTGATGTGTTATCTTGTTCTTTACCAATGCCTAGAATCCAGTCAGCTTCACCTTGCTTTGCTGTCTTTGAACCATCTACCATGTCCATTGTAAGATAGAGTTTACCTTCTGCCTCACCACTTGCTTGCGAAACAGCAATGACAGGTGCATATGTTTTAGCAACTTCACGGGCCCACTGGTAGATTGCTTTGAGTTCCAAATCATTACGGTCTCCTTTAAACCCTTTAATCTTATCTATCTGATCAAAGATAATTAATGCAGGGTTACTGTTTTTAAGAATATTTTCAATCTTAGTTTTTGTATTTGAATCTTCAAAGTCTAGGATCTTAATACGGTTACCAGTTGCATGTACATATTCACGTTGACGTCGCTCCCTGTTATCAAATAGAAACTCTTGGGGTAAACCAAGTGCTGCTTGATAGCAGCGAATAGCTACTTTGTTACCTTGTTCCTCATTGTTAAACCAAAGTACTTCTCCCTGAGTCTGAGAGACCATGTGAGTAATTTCCGACGCCAGAAAAGTAGTCTTACCTGTTTCTGGTCTGGCGAATATAAAGCCAAAGTCCCCTTTGCGCAAAGATCCAAGAGCCTGATTAAGCCAGTTAACACGCCAGCGTAGACCAGGAGTAGCAACTTGAGAATCGTAAAGTTTTTCCAAATCCATTTCAATAGGCTTAGGTTCATCTAATGCAATCTCCTGTTGTTCAAACTTGTTTAGTAAGTCTAACAAGTCTTGGACTGGTTTCTTACCAGTCTCTACATCCAATGATACCAATGCTACCTCGCCTGCAATGGCTCGGTGACGATGCTCATCTAGTAACCCGACTAACGCATCACGATTGGTAATGTCTTGGTTAAACACATCTTCTAACAGTACTTTAAGTTCTTTCCTTTCTTGTTCTTTTAACATGTATTCAGTATTATAAAAAATATCTAAATCATTTATATTAATATTATTATTTATATTATATTTAATATAATAATTATTAATACTATTAAATATTTTATATATATTATTATAATTAGTTTTAATATAATTAATATTAACATATTTATAATATTTTGTAAAGAGTTCTTTATCTTCACAGAAGAGTTTTATAATTTGTTTCTCAACCATTCGTTAATTTCCTTAACTGAGTATTCTTTAGGATCTAATTCCGTTACCAGCACGGAACACCTAATGCCCTTAGCAAGCATGTTTCTAGCTTGTTTAACAGCACTTGTTGCTTTGTCCCTATCAAGCCAAAGGATCACGTCATTGGATTGTTCAAACAGGGCTTCCTCAAGTTCAGGTGACACACTAGAACCAAGTAGTGGTATAGCAGTTACATCTTTGATAGCTTTGCTAACTTTTACAGCACTTAAAACATCTTCAACACATACTATTGTACCACCATTCCCATAGGAAAGCAAGGGTTTGTTTCCTTTGCTAAGATACTTAACTCCAGGACCAAAGTTTCTTGCTTGCCAGTACGCTGGGGTGTTAACAAGTACCAACAGACTACGGTCTTCTACCCACCCCCATGAGTGCTCACTTACGTCAGCACCCGTGATTCCGTAGGACAGTAGCCATTGCATGGCTTGTTTTGGTAAGTCATTAGTAACCTGTAATGATATGTCTCCGTCGTCTTTGGGGACGACGTCTTCTAGCCGCCTACGGACGGACTCTAAATCATTTTTAGGTTTGTAATAACCACAGCCAAAGCAGTACCAATTGTCGGTGTACTCACCGAGATTGTCTTTGCTACCACATTTAGGACACGCAGTGTGTTGGATAAAACTCATGCAAAGGTTTCCTGTAAAGCCTCTAACATATCATACATTAAACTACCTACGTCTTCTTCTTCTTCAAAAGGATACCAAATTAAAAAGTCATCTTGGTATTCAGTATCCTTAACAATTTCAGTAGTCATATCACATAACTCTTCAAAGGTTTTATCTTTAGGATATTCAGATAAAAACCAATCTGCTACAAACTTTTCATGTTTAGTTAACATAGTAAATCCTATTGGTAAACTCCATAGATTAATCGGAGGAAGTTTTAGTGTCTTCCACTTTATCATAATGCTCTCCGTCATTTCCATTCTGACCAATGACATCAATACGATTTTCATTCCAGTCTAATGGAGGTGGTGTCCAACCACCATTAGTTTTCTTTTTAACACCAAAAATAGTCTCAAAGTTTTCTTCTCCTTGTTCGCTTAACTTATCACGAGTTTGGATTTTATCTCCAGTAATGTCATTACGTGCTACCATTTATTCCTCCTCGTCATCATAGTTATCTTCATCAGCTACTTCATCTTCTTGTAAGTCAGGACGTATTAATGTGTCTACGTCATCTTGAATGTCACTATAACATCTGTTGCACAGGTCTAAGAACTCACCTGTACTAGCAAACTTACGTGTTGATTCAAAGTCAGATAAATTTTTATTACAGCTTAAGCATCTCATACTACCTCCATGTTATGATTGTTCATGTTCTTGTCTTACCAACCTAGTAAGTATATCAAAAATAGATTCATGTGTCAATTCTTTTTTATTTAAGTCACGGTTTTGGAACTTACGATCAAGTTGTTTTATTTTGGCACTAACTTTTTCGTACTTAGCATGTTTAGGATCTATAGGTTCTGCTAGTTCCCAGTTTACATCCCAACCATTTGGACTACTATTTTTTAAAAGGTTACCTCCTAACTCAAGTCCATATTTGTTAGCTCTAGCTACCTTATTAGGGTTTCCTGATAGAGTTAGACCTTTGATAATGTAATAAGCATCATCTAATTTTAACAACTGACCTATACTAAATTCCATGATTTAATCCTTTAGTATTAATATCAGGACACCATCTCATCCATTTTTTATATGGAATCCACTGTTGTTTATTTAGATGCCAAACATAAATCATTATCTACCTTTGCCATTGATGAGGGTGGGTGTAGAGTTTCCATTTATCTTCATCATATTTTTCTTGGTTATATTCATCTTTATCAACATCTATCCACCCATAACCATTAGGGTGTTTTACAAAATACACAGGTTCTTGGTAGTATTCTTTCTCGGTTATAGATTGCATTTCATCTAACCATTCCAACTCAATGCCTTGCGCTGGCTGTTCGAGGGCTTCTTTACAGGCTTGGATTGTTTCATGGGTATAAATAATTATACCTTCAACTGTTTCTGCACCATTGCATAACTCTAAATCGTCAATCGCCATCTTTAATGCTTCGTCTTTATTATTCATGATTTTCTCTATTTACTTTTATATAATCTTATGGTATAATATATACATATACTAATAAAAGTATATATAACTTTAAGGAAATATTATGTGGACAAAACCATCAGCAACTGAAATGCGTTTCGGCTTTGAAGTAACAATGTATGTAATGAATAAGTAATTAGTCTTCAGTCCATTCACTGTAGTCAAGTTCACTATCAGAGATTGATTCTTTTGTCAATAGATCTTCACGATCAGTAGATAGAAGTTCATCTTTGATAGTGCCATAGCAATGATTACACATGTCAATATAATTACCATGTAAATCTTTACGTGTTGATTCGTAGTCACTAAGTTCTACATTACAAGCAAGACATCTCATTGTTTAATCCAATCCTTATTATCCCAGTATTCATCACAAGTATTATCTGATTTTAAGGGAACTTCTGCAAAGAAAGACTGTCGATATTCATTAGATATTGCAGTAAATCTATAGCATGTTTCTTTATTAGGACAGTTAGTACCTTTACATTTAGTTATATCAGCCATGATTCTTTTCCTTTAATGCTTGTTCAATAGCACGAGCAAATTTAGTAGCCAGTTCTTCAACATAATAATCACCAAGCGTTACATCATCAATTGCTCTTATCTCATCATCACTTAATCCTTGCCATGATGGTGCAGGGTGGGTGTAGAGTGGAGTTTTATGTGGAATATTTTTAACTACCATCTGCCCTATATACCCATCTTGCATTGAATAAACTATTGCCACAGGTTCTTGTTCTGGCTGTTCTGCTTCCCATCCTTCACATTCACAAACATACCTTCCTGCACTATGGCTTGCATCTCTACAAAATCCATGTGGCGCATCAGGATGATTGCTACATTCAGGCTCTTGTGCTGGCTGTTCTAATGCTTTTTTACAGGCTGGTATTGCATCTTTTACTAACAAATAATAAGTTGGTTGTACTAAATCTTCATCTATACATTCCAACGCTTTAATCGCCATTTTTAATGCTTCAGTTTGTTTGTTCATTTAAGTATTCCTTGAATGCATTTACATATTTATCAAGAGTAGTACCAAATAAACCTGGTGCAGTATTAACTTCAAATAAGAAAGCTTTATCATCACGTTCTCTATACCCAATATCACATGCACCAAAGTCTAACCCTAATATTGTAACAGCTTTTACTGCCGCTGTCAAGACACAATCAGGGGGAGTAACATCACATCGAGCATAGATCCAGCCATTAGAATGGTTGCGAATACCAGTGCTAGGCCCAGAGTATCCAAGTTTACGTTTCTTTTGTTGAACATCAATTACATTTCCTTTAAATACATGAATACGATATTCATGTTTATGTTTAGTACCAAGAGTATACAGAGGTGCTTCTACTAATTCATAAGTGTTTTTAGCAATTACTATACCAGAACCAGAGTGCCCTGTCAAGGAAGTTCGGCAATAGATAGCTTCTTTACCGAGGGTTTCACCACCATTGGTTGCAGTATAAAGTAATGTAGAAGCTTGGTACCTAGATGTACACCACTCAGGTAAGTATTCAAAACCTGCAGCTTGCAATGTCTCAAATGTTTTAAGTTTGTTACATGCTAATGCAATAGCTGTATGGCTATTAAGATCATGAAGAGCAGGAAGAATAGCGCTTGGACGAGAATTACCCCAGTTAATAATGATATCACGTCTACGTGCATCATATGTAGAACGTACACGTTTGACTCCTAGACTACTAGCCAAAGACTTAGCAGAGAGTGAGCCTAGCTTATATGGAAATACTTTAAAACGATAAGTCATTATCCAATCCTTTATGTCTGTTAGTAAATTTAGTATTTAATTGTACCACTTTTCTACAAACTAAAACTTTATTTTTATCATGCAAATTACCAGTGAATAGCTCTAAGTGTTTCTTTTCTACCCACCAAGAAGGTTCATCTAAATACAATGATTCTTTATCAACTCTAATAACAGTATAGATATCATTAAGTTTAAGTTTATGGTTGTGTTCCCCATCAAAACAAGGTGATACATATATAACAAGATCTCCCACTTTATATTGCATAACCTTTTACCTTTCGTTTAGCTTGCATTTTATTTATCTTTTCACATACCTTTTTATATTTGGTATTAGGATCTAATAAAGTAGTAGCAGGTTTATGAAGTTTAACTTCATGACCCCGAACATTCCATTGATTAGGCCCTGCAGTATCTCTATAGGTACCTTCACCTGGATACTCCCATTGAATCTCATAGATAGCAGTTACAGCATCACTCCATCTATGAGTAATAGTACCTATATTGTTTTTACCTACCTTTGATATACAATTGCTAGATACAGGTGTAACTAAGTCACCAATTTCTAATACTTCAAAAGTCATAGCCAAGCTCCTTACGTTTTTGATATAGTTGTTGAACCTTAAGATTAACTTTAAAATTCTTAGGCATCTCTTTAAGATTTAAACTTCCTACTTTACTAAACAATTCTGCCATGTCATTACTAATATACAAGTCATGAAAGGCTTCATAAGTTCCATCATCTTTTACATGATTTAGATTTAAAATAGAAAAACCTTTAGGCTTTTTATAAATACTATTTACAACATACTTATTAAAATTTCCTAAAGCATCTTTATAACTAATAAGATCATAGAGTTGAAAAGCATTCATACTAAACTCCCCAGAAATCTGCCGTTGTTCGTTCCCAATATTCTGAATTGGTTTCCATGCGAGGCTTGATATCATAAGCTTCATCATAGAAATCTAACTTAGCAAACGGTACGTTGTATGCAAAGGCATCATCCTCATCGCTCATTAAGTCAGCAGTATAGTTAGAGTTGACAGCAACTACTTCGAAGATTCTACCACGTTTGTATAAAGTCTTGGTTTCTTTTTCCCAATGTGCAGTAATCAAGCGAACTAACTCACCTTCTTTAACTACCATGTTAGCATGGACTTTAGTTGGTGGTGGTAAAGCAGGAGCTTTTGGTGCATTATCTACATATCCACCATACTTATAGTAAGAACTAATTGGTGGAATAGTACGACTAACTACAGGACTAGGCTTATAACTAGAGTTAGAATACCATACTTCATCATCCCAAACACCTTTGTTTTCGTTGAAGATCTCGTGTTTTCCCTGACGATCTAAGAAGATAAGCTTGGAATAACCAATGCGTTCTTCGATAAGATGTTTGATAGCAGGCTCAAACAAAGATAGATTACCCCACTTACTTACTAAAGGTTTAAGAATTAGATTATTAAAGTCACGAGTATCAGAGATGTCACCTTCACCATATCCAGAGATAACACCATTGTGTACAAAGCCTAAGCTATTAGTAATCTCAAATGGATGACAGTTATCTACACTAATAGAACCGTGAGTCTTGATACGGAAATGAATAACACATTTCTTAAGCTCATGTTGTTGGTATGCTTGCCAGAAATCATCGAACTTAAAGAAACCTTTTTGTACTTTAAGTTGTTTGTTATCTACATACATAAACCCAGCACCATCAGGATTAGAGTTGAAGCATTGAAGTAAACGATCTTTAGAGATAGTTAAGTTTTTATCTTTCCAAATAGCGATGCACATATTAGTTGTATCCTTTCAATTTAGCTACTAATTCTGGGTAATCTTTACGACGAGGCATAACCCATGACATAAAGGTAGTATGATTTGTTTGAAGCTTAAGACTTGCACCACATTGTGCAGGTTTAGCATAGTCAACAAGAGCTTGACAGAACTGAACCTTATGTGCAAAGTCTTCATAAGATAATGGAGAACTAAAGACACGGAACTCAATCGTTGCGTCATTCTGTAAGTTTAATGAATTGTAACGATCACCACGTTGATTTGTCCAAGGGAAAGTAACTGTACGACCCCTACTTAAAGCACAGTAGTGATTAATCTTACGACCTGCAATGAACTCAATAAACTTACGATTCTCTTCCCTGTTCATGAACTCTGTCAACTTACCTACTGTAAGGACAGATAAAGGTTTGCGAGATACATGCACATGCATACCTGTGTTAGCTTTAGCTTCTAATTCTTCTGGACGATTGTCAAAGAATTTCTTGAAGACTTCTAACTGAATATCCATAGTAGCAGGACATGTAACAATCTCGAAGCCATGACTAATAGAACCATCTGATTTCATAATAGCATGGCCATTAAGAGCACGACCAACTTTCATACGAGCTGAGTCATAGTCAGTAGTTTCATACTCAAGTTCACATCCTAAGTACAATGTATTAGGTGTAACTTTCTTAGCTTTGAACTTAAGTAAATTAGGAACACGAGTGCTATAACTATGAACTTTGTAAGCAGCACTTGAACAGATAGTACAATGAGTTGTAAATGAATCAATAGCACCTACTGGAACATCGTCACGACCACAACTTGGGCATGTACATACACCAGCAGAACGAGGAAACACTTGACGATTGAATACAACATCATCATCTGTATGCCAAATGTTACCATCACTATGTCTTATGTAGCCATGATCTGCAAGACTAACACCATTTGTAATATAGTAAAATGTATTTCTAATATTTACTTTTTGAAATGCACCACCTAAAAGATATTGACCTGTCAAACAACATACTTTGAAACGTCGAGATAACTTTGATGGTAGATTATCATTAATCCATTTGTAATGTTCTAGAGTACCAACTTCATGACCTGATAATCTAATAGCATCTTCTAGTATTTCTTTATGAATTTCTTCTAGAAGATACTCAGTAACTTTAATTCTGTATATTCCAGAATCATTTAATCGTTTGTATAATGTTTCGTAGTGATGTCTAAAGATACGACCACGACGATTTTTTAGTGTATCTGGAGGTGTGATTAGATAATATAAACTATCTAAGAGACCATTAATATTTCTACAATTAATATCTAGAGCAAGTAGAGCATCATGATTTACATCTTCAGTAAAATACTGCCAGCTATTGTAGTATACAATACTAAATAATAATGTATCATTTTGATAGAAAGAATGCTTTTTACCTCTACCATTGTTTTCTGATTTTACAGAGATACCCAAAGAATTTTCTTTGAATGTAAACCCATCTGCTGCAAATTTCTTCATGTCATACAATTTCATTGTAATTACTCCTTAGTTTAGATTTATAACTACGCTTCAAACTCCAAATAGTTTTTACTAAATTTGGTTTACTAAATTCAGCTTTTCTATTTGGAAACTTTTCATACACTTTAAAGTACCAGAAACAGAACTCTTCATTAAGTGTATCATAATTCAATTTAGAGATACTCATGGTGATTTCCAAATATCTTCTAGTGTCCAATATATAAATACTACAGGAACCCATAATGGACTAGTTATTAATATTAAGCATAACTTTTGTTTATTAGAGAACTTCATTATAAGACTTTCCATATATTTGATTGAGGTATGACCGACCTTACCCAGGTTTACCAGGTTATTTACGACCAGCCATTTCGTTTTATATACACAAATGCTACT